TTGTAGTTCTCTGTTCTCTTTATTGATGCCGCCCTGAGTGGGGCTATCAGGAGTAACTTGAATCGGTTGAGTCCGCGTACTTGAAGGCTCCATGACCTCAACCTCAACACTAACATCCTCTGTTGGTTTAGGTGCTTCGAATAAATCCAAAGAACCACTTTCCGAAGTGGATTCCGTAGGCTCGTCTTTTTTTTTTACTCCCATCAAAGCCTCATAGTCCTGCATACTCTTTGAGTACCCTCCTGATTTAAACAGTTCGTACGAATCCTCAAGAGCCTGAGGGTTAGAGTTGATAAGGCTTACAAACTCCTCATAAGACTTGGTGTATCCACCTGTCTTAAACAACTCATAAGAGTCTTTAATTGCTTGCTCGTTCATTAGTATCCACTAGTGTTTATTGTGGAGGCAGCTTGAGTTCTCGCCACTTGTACGTTCTCATTACTTATAGGTTGCGGCCCCAATCCATCATTCCATTCAAGCCCTAAGAAACCATCGGACATCTTCTCGTTGTTGTACTGACTAAACTCATCAATGTCTAGTTCCTTAAAGTCATTAGGGGTAAGAGGTGCACCGCCATTCCTAATGTGGTTTAAGATGAAGCGATTGATTGCTTCAAATTCAGCCGAGGTATTGCCATCCGGGATAAGGATAGGCATACTCATAACACCGGGAATAAATATCTCAGTTACGCTGTTGTCATTGATGTTACCCCCAACGATGAAATCATCTATCTCGTTCTCATCAATAGCCCTTACTTCCGCATTGGTAATGCCAACTTTAGAGAAGAACTCTGTCTCTGCGTTTGCCTGCTTAGTATGATTGGTTGCGCCTTCAAATGCAGTTTTGTGTACATCAGAAGGTGTATCAGAAAACTCGTCATCGTCGTCAAGTTTTTCGTCAAACGTTGGAATCGTAGGCGCAACGGGTGTGCGTGACTCTCCTGCTGCTCCAACAAAATTTGTCTTTGTCCTGTCCTCATTACGAATACCTGAGTTCGCTAATGCTTTCTCAATGTCTACCGCATCAGGGACGAGAGTAGTAACAACACTCTTAACAAAGTCTTCTACGTTATCACCCTTCACAAACGGCTCCAACACAACGATGTTTCCTTTCTTATCCTTTCGCTCTATGAGAACGTTGTCAGGATTTTCGGGGTCAATGTATACCCTGCTAACTGATGGGTCAAGTCCTTGAACAAATCCAAGGGCTGCGTCAAGTTCGCTTTGGTCTCCGTAGTAAATATCAGCAATGTTTGTTACTGCCTGTTCAGTTTGTCTTACACCACGGCCTCTTTCTGCTCGGTCTTTTTCATTGTTGAACTCAGCTTGTGGGGTTTCAATCACGTCAACCTTAGAAAGAACGCTTGTCTTCATGGCCTCAGTAGCCGCTTTCAACTGCCCCTCATTGTTCTTTTTAACTTCTTGAATTTGTGCAGAAGTTAACTTTGCGTCTTTTAAAACCTCATCCATATCTACTCCAAATGCAGGCATCGGAACACCACTATCAGGTTGCATAGGGTTTACAATGGAAAGAATAAGGTCAGGATTTGCAGCAGCCTCTGCGGGATTATCAGTAAATCGGTAAGGATTTCCTGTGTCAGGGTTAGTACCTAAAGTATTAGTAAGTATAGAAGTTACATTAGTTGGAATCTCTAGCTGAGATGCCACAAAATTATCTAGCGCATCTTGAAAGTTGTCTCCGTTTCGTGCATCCTCACGAGTCTTTACACCGCCCCGCATTTCTACATCAATGATTTGACCAAGTTGGTCTACCATTCCTTTACTAGAAACATCTAAATTGTATACGTCATACTTGCTTTTGATTCGATTGCGCAGTTGATTGACAGGAATGTAACTTCCAATTTCTTTGTTTACCTTTTTTGTCTTAGGGTCAATCGTTCCAAGATTAACCCTTCCGTCGGTAGGGCTAATAAAAAGTTCATGATTGGAATAGTTTCCAAATCCCTGAGCGGTTCCCATAACAAACTCTTCATACGCTTGAGCCGAGGGCAACCCTGTAGCAGGGTCAATTTCTTGCCTTTTTAAAAACTCTTCATACTGAGCGTTGTATTCCTCAGATACAGAAAATGCTTCACCTGTGCCTTGGGAAAGATTAGCGCGTATGTTGGTGTAGTCTCTAAGGTTCATTTGCCCTGACTTAACAAGGTTCTCTACCATTAAAGAATACTCTTGCGTGTCGCCCGCAAACTTTGTGGTAAACTCATTAAACCCTTGATGCTCACCCATAGGAGGGTTAGACAGTCGGTCAAACTCTTCACGAGCCTGCTTGTCAATAGCATTTTTTTTCTCTTGTCTGATTCGTGTTTCCTCACGAACCATCTCGGTCATATCCTTGCCTACTTCAGCCCAATTGATTCGGCTTTCTGCGTTCCTCTCTGCGTATTTATAGTAAGTTGCCATGCTCTGTCTTATTAATCAAACAACCCACTTTGCGTTCTCATAAAGCCACTGTCCATTCCACCGATAAGAGCGTTGAATTCCATTTGATTCATGCCCCCTACCCCTGCAAAATCAATAGGGTTCGCTGCTTCAAGAGCAGAGCGATAATCAGCCGAAGTTGAATTTTCGTTAGCGGCCATAAAACTTTTTTGCAATTTAGCGTTCTGCCTTACGTTGCCTGTTTTAGAATACAAAGGAGCCATAGCCATTCCTTGTTGAGCCATACTCGTAACACCTGCCACCACATCTTGGCCCGCCTGCCTAGCTTCGTCTTCAAATCTAGCGGCTGCTTCTTGCGCACCTGCTACCTCTCCTAAATCCAATTGAGTGTTGATGTCACGAAGCCTGCTCTCCTCATCAAGGATAGCGTTTTCTCGTGCTTGCAACTCTTGACCGTATGCCACCCGTTGACCTTCCGCCATTTGATTTTGAGCGGCTTGAATCCTACCCACTTGCGCTGCCCCTCGTTGAGTTTCTCGTGAAGCCTGCACCGCATCAGCACCTTGTGCTAATGATGCTTCAATAGCCATAGTATATGGGTCTTTGCTAATCGAGCGAGCCTCAGCAAAGTTTACATCAAGACGTTTACGCGCTTCTTGCATAGCTTTATTAGCAGCGAATTCAGCCTGAGATTGTTTTTTTTGCGCTTTGTTTTTTTGCGCCATAGAAATACCCGTGGTAGTGGCCGTAAGACCAAGGCTTACAATACCTGTTACTAGTCCTGACATAGTAGTAATTGGTTTAGAATGATATGTTCGGGCAACTCCCGATAGTCCGTGGTATACACCTCCTTTTCCGCTTCCTCTATGGTGGGAGCGTCAGTTTTGTATACACACACCCACGTACAATCTTCATGCATGTAAGCAACTCGTTGAGTTCCTACCTCAGTCATGACTTTCATCGGGGCTTTAATTCGTTTTACTTCTCCTGTGTCAAGAAGAATAGACATCTCTCCTGACATAAAGAATGAAGGGTGATTCTGCTTGTGAATGAAACTCACAACCAATGCCCCTTTGGGCATAAAGACTTCTCGTGTGTACAAGCCGTCTTTTAAATGATGCTGCAACGGAAAAGTCTCCTCCATTTCCGGGGTGTGGTGAACGACTGCCCCGGTAATTTCAGATAGCTGTTCTGAGAATAGCTTAATCTCCTCCCAAATTACCCCACGGTTTTTGTGTACATGAGTAAGCAAATCCTCAGGAGAAGACCTGAGTATCTGTTTAAAATCAGTACGTTGTGGGGAAGGGGCATTCATACATTCAAAGATACGTTGTTTCAAGGATAGGATTTCATGACTTCAGAACGCACGGCAAACAGTTCCACAGCCTCGGTATCGGTGTTCGTTAGAGTGAACAATCCATAGTGACCAAGGATACCGTGTGACTCAGCAACGAGGTTCTTTGTAGTCATGACATAGTAAACAACTATGCCACTGTTGGGAAGAACACCACCGCCCGCTACATCTTGTTCTACACTGAAAATGTTAAAGTTGTTAGGAAGGTCTATGGTAAACGATACTATTTGCCCCAAGTAAATAGGAGTAAACACCACTCCTGAGGCCACAGGGAAATTGTAGTATACGCTATCTCCAATGTTGGCAATTCCACTAATGTCTAGGTCAGTAGGAAACCCAAATGAGACTAAAGTTCCTGCAACACCTGTACCTATGCAATTCCCTATTCCTGTAGCAGACCGTAACGGAAACTCTTGAGCTGCTTCTGCCGCAGTGTCAATATTTACGACACCTTGATTTCTCACAAAAGCAAACCAATCAGATTCTTTTTCTTCAAAGTAAGTGGCTTCAATAAATCCTGTGGTTTGAAGTTCACTAACTAAGGTCGCCCCCCAAGCGTGGTCTCCTTCCAATGCCAATGTTTTAAATAGCTTGTTGGTAATAGGCTCTTGGTTAAACACACTAGTGATGGTGGTGGGATAAGAAACCCCATAAAAACTGTTGCGTGTTTGGTTGGTGTTATGCCTCCACAAATTACCACCTGAGAAAGTATAGAAGTACTGATTCATTCCTTGCATCCATTCAGGTACATAGGAATAAAACGAAGGCCAACCTTTTGCAGGAGGGCTATACGTTAAAGTGTAGTTCGTTTTACTTACAGGCATTTTTAAGCGATTAATGAGAGTTTAAACTCTCGTTATGGACATGCGGTAATGGCAGTTATTACTCCGCTTGTTACGGTAATTAAATAAGAGTTTGTAGCTGCAGTGTTCTGAACTTTATATTCTCCATCTGCTCTTACTGATGAAGCAAAAGAATCATTAAATAACCAATCGTGAAGGATAGGAGTTCCTGTAGCACCTGAGACTTTACCTAAGTAAACAGTATCAACGTAAGGTTCTGATGTTGTACATCCACCTGAAGGAGCCACCCTAGTGCTATTCATTGAGGGAAGAGGGTCAGGGCAGCTAATTTCTACTGACCACGAAGGAGCAGTTTGACCTACGCAACACTGAGCAATTTCAACTAAGCAGGTAGCGGGATAAGTAAGGGTCTTAGGGAAGTACATGTAACAATCGCCCGCACTTCGGTTGGGACTAAGGCTTAGATTATTTGCAGTTACAGCAACGTTTGTAATGTTTCCATTAGGGGTGTATACATTGTTGTATAGTTCCGACTCTGCAAGAATGTACGTAGTGCCTGTTAAACCACAGTCATTAGCACTGTTACCCAAAAATATTAATCCCGTAGGCAACGAGATTTCATGCAATCCGTCAGCATCAGAACTAAATGAGTTATAAACAGTGTCATTGTAAATAGCACGAATTCCATCAGGAGTAGCACCGGGGGTAAACTTTACCCTTACAGCCCCGGTGCCTACCCCAAGGTCTGCAAGAATTAAATACAGCCCCGTAGTAGAAGGCCCTGTGCTGCTAACCCTGCAATTATTAGCACAATTAGAACACTGTTGACGAGGTAATAGTGTACAGTTTTGCAACTGACGAACTGAACCTGATTGACTGTAAAACCCATCAGGAGCGCAAGTGGTTAAATTCGCGTCAGTAAACACCGCAGTGGATGTGGCTAGGTTAGGGCCGTTTAAGTAATATTGTCCAAGAGTTCCCATTAGATATGAATTAAGTGCAGTCGCAACTAACAATGTCAAAGCTGACCCCTTCAGTTGGCCCGTGTACGATTGAAACATTCCCGTCAACACAAAGGGTGGTACTGCTGTTTGCGGGTAACGTTAAGTTTGATTTAGTCCCTCCGCAAGTTTCGTATGCCAACACTACGTTTTGAGTGCTGCCATTAGTGATTTGCCACTCCGTGCAAACGCCTGCAGTGCAAGTGCATTGACAGCATGCGTCATCAGGAGTGCTTGCGCTGTAGCATAAAGTAGCTACTACGGCTGCTGCATAATCCCAAATCAAATAGAGGTAATCGTTATCAGAACCTGCAGGCATGGAAAAACTGCCTGTGTACTGAGGTGCGCTACCCGTTGGGTTAATGCTTGTAGAAGCAGCTACAAGGGATTGAATAGAGGCCGGAGTGTTACTGTAAAGAACGTTAGACCTCAGGAATAAAAACTTATCCGTGGTGGGGTCTAAATCAAATGTGTCTACATCTAATTTGTTTGAAATCATAGTAACTGCAGCAGCATCTGCAGGAATAATTCCTCCCCCTTGCAGGCCGCTTATGGATGTATACTGTGATACAACTTGAGGGTCAGTTGAATTACTGAACGTAACCTGATTCGAATGTGTAGGAGAAACAAAATTTCCGTCTGTCCACCGATACTGATTGTGAATGGTTTTACCCGAATCAGAATTATTGGTAAGGGTGACAAGAACAATTGTAATGTTGTCAGAATTAGGGCATCCAACAGTAAGGCTTATGTTGGCGGGGCCACTTCCTACTGACATGACCACATCTAGCTGTTGAGCCGATACTGATGTCTTGGGTATGTTTACACTTCCGGATGCGGTAAACGGCCCGTAGTTAGTGGTGTTATTGTTGTAAGTCACCGCAAAACTAAAGTTGTCGGTTAGCGGGCCTACTGTCCATGAAAACGGAACTAGACCCACAGTATTACCCAAATCATAACACACACTTAGGCCACCTGCAGGGATGCTGTAATTGCGAGTAACCCCGCATTCAATACAGGTTACAAATTCCGGAAGTGTTGTGGTGTTGTTACCCAACACGAATTCATTCATGTAAGGGTCATACCCGCCAAGTTTTTGAGAAGAAAAGTTGGTGATAAACAAATCCCTAAACCAACCGCGCATTCCTATTTCGGAAATTACAGTTAGCTGTTCATTAGGCCCACTTCCTGAGAGTTGAATTACCGCTCCACGTTTTGCATCTGTAAAGTATTTGAATCGACCCCATTCGGCATAGCTTTCAGGGTTGTTACTAATACCAAATTCTTCAGGCCGGGCAATCTGAGTTCCTAAAATTTCGGGAACAGACGATACAACTCCTCCACCTGTAGAATCTGAAATTAGATTCTTAGTAGCAAGAACGTAAGAAATTTTGTCTTCTTGCAGAACAAGAATGTTGGTGTCTTGAGCCGACATCTTTTCGATAGGGCCAAATGACTCCTCTAACACTTTAAAATTTAAAAGCCCTAGGTTAAACTCGTTTAGCTTGTTGACATTAGACTCGCTATTAAAGACTCCACTATACGTGATGTCAGAGAATCGGTCAGCACGCTTGTAATCTTGAGCCGCCACTGTTGTAACCCTATTGCCTAGTGCTAATGCGCGACCCGCAATGGAGTCTCTTATCTTGTAGCTTTCGACTCCGTTTCCAAAGCTAAAGCAGTTAAAGAAAGCGGTGTCAACTACACCTGAAATTCCCGCAGATATGTCTTGGTTGGTCACATTCCCACTGTGATTGCCTAAAGCATCAATACTGTAAGAATCTGATGATTCGTACCAAACGTCAGCTAAAGCATCTTGAGGTTCAGTTTCAAATACGATAGTATTTTCTGCTCTCAAAAGTTCTATCCTAGCGCGAAGACGAGAACGCTTTTTTTCGCTATTACCACATCCTAAAGTTCCGCTTATAGCAAACCTAATTTCGTTACTAGTAGGGCTTTGGTACCACCTGTAATAGTTAACGCACTCATTAGGATTGATACCATAGAAGTAATTAGGGATTGGTGGGTTAGGGCTGTTTGTCGTAGCTGTAACAGGCTCGTAAATGTTTTGTATTTCACATCCGTTACCGCCAACTGTTGAGACCCCGTTGTTTAAAGTCTCAGCAATGTTATCACCATTAAACCAATCAATGATGCTGTTATAGGTTTGACTTGCTGTATAGCTTTCATCAAACTTGTATTGCCTTCTTTCACAGTTGTTGTTTCCATCTCCCGAACCCCTTCGGTTAAAGTCAAACTTCAACCTAATTGTACTCCCTGAAGGAATGGTAAGCACAGGATAAACACCGCTTACAGGTGTAGATGTATCCTGAGAAAAATTTATTACTGTCTTAGCAAACTGAGTTGCACCCACACTTACCGATGGAGCCTCTACATTAAAGAAAGCATCCTCTGTCAAAGTAGAATTAAAAGAAGAACTTCGAATCTGCATGTACACCCCCGAAGGAACATTAATTGCTGTACCTCCCGCGTCTGTAACGGTAATAAAGTTCTCCGATTGCGCTTTCTTTTCTAGGACTGTTGCATAAGTGCAGGAACCTAAGGGGCCATCTACATCTCTCTTTACAATTAACCTGTCGCCTTCTTCTATTTTAGCTGCATTTTCTCCCTGCAACAAGAAGTAGTCAGACGCTGTCACAGTGTCATAAAAGAACGTGCTTGAGTAAACAGTTTCGTAAGTAGACTCGTCAGGTTTAATTACAAACTTGTATCGAGACGCAAATGCAGGGGCGACCTGAGTAGTTGGTATAGTTACACGGATAGAGTTTTTATCCGCAGATGCGCTACATGGTACAAAAACTGTATTGTCAGGGCTTACCAAGGCTGTAGTTGCCCTGTTAAATTCATCCATGTACACTATGCCAATCTCATAACCCCTATTGCTATGAAGGCTAGTTGGGCTGCCTAAAGCGGAGAACGTTAAATTGGTAGCACTTACGGTGTAGTACTCGAACACGGATGCAGTAGGAGATGTCAATGAATCTACATACTGCATTGCAGGAAACTGAAAGCCAATAATGTTTGTTCCTGCGGTATGAGTGGTGGCTACTGAGTTTCCTAAAACGCTAATGCCACTCGCATATTTAAAAACAGGACTTGGGTTTCCGCCCTGCAAGCTGTCAGTAATCGCACAGTTAAACAAATCTGTAAGAGTCAGACCATCACAAGATGTCTCTCCACTTGCAGCATAAACAGGAAGAATGTTTGCAGATGTCCCAACTTTTGCCTGAAAGTCCGCGCTGTTGTACAACTCGTCTATAGTTGCATAGTCTTGGGTCAGCGTATAAACAAAATTAAGTTGCCTGTCTACAGATTGCTCTATAGGATACGAACTCACTGAGCCTGAAAACGTAGAATGAGTAAAAGACAGAGATAAATCAATCGTAGAGCCTGAGACTAAAGTGCTTGCAGCCGCGCTAAAGTCAACCTCTAAAACAGAATTAGCAATGTTCTGAGTTCCGTTAACGGTGTAAGTCCCTGAAGACCGCGATGCAGTAAGTCTCTCAAATCCTACGGCTTGAGAAATACGACTAGCCTCATAAGTAAATTGAGTGTTAAAGCCTGAAGGAGTAATTAAATCAAACCCATCAGCATAGTTTCCGTAGTTCAAACGGTTGCCCATTACAGCTTGAGCCTTAGCCACAAGCGGCACATTGTCGTAAAGTCTTAGTATTTCTGAAGACGGTAAGACCGTGTAGATTTTGCTATTGGCAAACGTGATGGTGTAATCAGTGTTGTCAGCATATCCCTCCTCGGACTTATTTATTTTCTCGATTACCTTAATGGTATCGCTGACCATGTCCTTAAACAACAAGTCAACCCCAACAACCAATGAGCCTCCTGAGTTGAAGGTTACTCTAGTTGCATTTTTTAAGTTTACCATTCCCTCATTAAGGAATGATTCGCTACTTAATTCATATTGACTTGGGATAAAAGAAGGTTCCGAAAATTGAGATGTAGCCGAGTACTCATTGTCTTCATATTTATACCGATAGGCAAAGCAAATAAACCTGTCCTCTAAAAAGTTTTCTTCTCCGTCAATCTCAAATGGAACAACAACAGGAGAAGTAATAGGCGGTGCCTTTACAACTAAAATGTCAGCCGCAAGAAAAGCGTCAACGTTAGCAACGGGGTTGCCATAGTTTTTTTGGACATTAATCCTGCGAGGTTGGTTTAGGTCGTCAGTAAAGAAAAGCAGGTTCTCAATCAAGTTGACTCCCGTAATCAAATGCGTATTGGAGAAGTTTAGCGTCGTCTTTACACCGCCACCATCATCAATGCTAATGACATGGTAAGTAAGTGTGTCGGTAGATGTGTTGTAAGAAACAATAAGGTCAAGTTTACCTGTCGTTCCTGCGCTCGTAAAGTTGTTGTCATGGATAAACCAATACATGGTTTCTTGCTCTCCATCAGCATATGCTCCAATGCAGGTAGCACTACTGCTTAAAGCACTTCCATCTATGTACTCAACAGTTGTGAGTTGGCTGTTGCCTAAAGAGTTCTCTACGCTCCCTACCTCTGAAGCCTCAGTAGAACCTAATCTGATATTTAAAGCGTCGATGTACTCACCATTGGGAACGAGTCTCTCGTCCAAGGTTTTGTTCATACGCCCCGCAATGAAGTTTCTTACAGTATTCGCCATGTTACTTTATCCACTTATCCTGTCCACGAAGATTCATTAGCAATCGTCCCGGATGAATGTTGCTCAAGCGGATTTTTGCATTTCTCAAAAGAGCAGACTTATCTTTTTTAGCCCTATTAACTACATACTCCTGAACGCCTAGTTTAGAATTGAGAATCGCATAACGGATGTAAGCGTACACATACTCTTCAAACAGTTTGTTTACCGTGACGCTCGCGTCATTACCGTTTTCCATACCATCAGACACATACTCAAGGATAGCCAACTTGTTGTTCATTGTAGAACTAAAGTTGATTACACCGCCCTTCTTGTCAATAGAAAATGTTGGATTGGAGTTTGCTACTTCTGTCTCAAGTCCATACCTCGCTCCGATTTGGTAGTCAAAAAACCAATTGCCTTCCCAATAGTAACCTTCCTGACCATTGTAAGGATTGTCAGGGTTTAGATAGATGCTCTTCTTTTGCCCTGTAATCCTGTCATATGACATAGTAGAGAATTCAGGCTTCAAGACATTCCCGTTAATATCAAAAAGGATGCGGCTACTGTTGTCTTGTAAATAACCTGTAGCCCAATTGGTTTGAATGTTTTCCGTAAGAGGATACAACGTCCCGTTTTCATACAGAGATAGTCTGACCCAATTCACATAGTCTTGAGGCAAAATGTACCTAAGGCTTTCTCCTACGTTTAACTCAAGAATCTTAGCTTCTTTGAACGCATCATAGTTGAGTTCCATAATTGCTCTTTTAGCATGGAACAAAACTTTAAACCTTTCTTCGTTATTAACGAGAGAGTGGTTCCCATCGTAAATAAGCAAGAATCTATTTACTATGTCTGTAAGAGATACAAACTGATACGACCCCCAATTAGCATTCTCAGGATTTCCGCCCGCATTCTCATAGTATTGATAGTCTGTGATATACGGCATTACGATTGTTGTTGTAGGTTTTGCAACTCTTCTTGTTGAGCAAACTGATAAACTTCACCCTCTCTAATTGAGATGCCACACATCTGCAAAATCAAAAGAACTAACCTAGGTTCGTCATCAATCGGAAGCTCAAAGTTTTGAAAGTCCGCTTGGCTTGGGTTATAAATTGGCTCACCTCCTGTAACAGTTGTGTATGTCCAATTAGGGTCAAATGGGTAACGAATGTATTGAGCCTCAACCTCTGTAGCAGCATTAATTGTAGCGGGGAAAACCGTCATTAGGTTTGCCTCAATGGTATAAGCAGGGTAAGCGTTACTTGGTGCCAATAACATGTCGTTATTAAGCATTGTAATCTTACTATGGCTTACGGCTTCAGCTTCTCCCAAGAAAGTCCTCGGAGTAGTTGACGCATCATAACAAAGAATTTTGTTTAGCAAATACCAATCGTTTTGAGTAGTCGTTAAAGAGGGTAAAGTAAATTGGTTTACTCCTGCCACAGGAATTGCCAAATTAGCCGTAACCGAAAACACATCAATTGATTCCGAAATGCTTTTAGAAGCATCCGCATACCCCGTGCCTGATTGACGAGCATTTTCTTTATTGAGAGCGTTGTTGTACTCAGCAAAGTACTCTTCGAAAATTTCTAGTTGCGCTTGTTTAGCAAAAAGGTTGAAGTCAGCAGGAGAAATGTACCCATAATTGTTCTTGTTAAGTACGGATAGCACTGTATTTCGGACAGAATTTATCATGAGGAAACCTTTTTCCAAAGATAGCCAAAAAAAAAGAGGCCACTGATAGCGGCCCCTTTCCCTTCAATAGAATAAATAATCTTATGTAAATGCCGTAACAACAATGGCTGTTACCGTTTGTCCCAAAGGAATATTTACATCAATGACCGCATCTCTCCAACTCGTTTGAGCACCTTGAATGGATGCGTTTTGAATGGCAGTAATCATTTTAAAATCAGCACCTGTAGTGGTCAAGGAATAGTGATGACCAACAGAGTCGCAATTAAAAATCTTAACTTCAGTAGCTGACGTAAGTTCTGCGTAAGCACCGGAGCCGATAGGAACGATTTGAGTTGCACTACCGACTGTGAATCTTAAATACTTGTTCATGAGAATACTGTCATTACGATACTAGTTACAGTCTCTCCAACAGGGAGTTTAACCAATACCTCAGCGTTATGCCACGGAGTAACAGCAGCCTCTTCAATAGCCTGTTCAATGGCTAGTGTCATAGCTGCTGTAGACCCTACCGTAGTAAGAGCATAGTGATGTGTAAGTGCAGCCGTGTTGTAAACACGCATAGCAGTGTCAGACGTTCGTTCAACAAACAAACCGTTTCCCACGGGGATGTTGTGGTTCCCTGCGTCTGTAGGGATTTTTAGATATTTATCCATCGTTTAAAAATTAGATGATTCAAAAGCAAAGATAAGGTCAAAAAAAAAGCCGCAAAATGCGACCTTTCTTTATCAGTAAGAATCTCTATTACAGTGGAGCAACAGTAAAATCAACTGAGTTATTTACTACATCCTGTGGGTTAGCCCACTTTAGAATGTACTGCCAATTAGTTCCTGTGTAATGAACCTTAGCAGTAGGGTTTCCCTTGTTGCAGTCGTTATCACAAGTTACATGCATCGCATTGTTCCAATAGCCATACGACATTTGGAAATTACCCGTAGCAGGGTCAGGCTTTGCAATAACAGCCGAAGGGTCAGGATAGCAAGTAAAAATAGTTCCTGACGAAGAGTGAGTATTAGAAGTCAAATCTGCTGATTGACCTGCAGCAATATCCACCCACACATTAGGTTTGTCTACACCAAAGGTTTTATGGCACCTCATGTCCGCACCTGTAGAATTGGTAACCTTCAAGGTTACAGTAACAGGGTCAGAGCCTACGTTAAGGTCAGAGTCTCCGCAAGACGAAAACAAAAACCCACAAATCAAAATTAAAGACAGTCTCATCATCTATGGTTTAATTGGTTAAAAAAGATTCTAGGTATGTAAGGGCTTCAACACCCTCGTCAGTAATAAAGAATGACTCACACGTTGACAATGGGTCGTCCCCAAATGGAACTGTGAGCAATTTCTTTTTGTTGGTGGTGGTATTGTACCACACCTCTGTTTTATTTCGTCGAAACGAAAGCACTCCTTTATCAAAAAATCTTTGAATGTTAGACTGCAGCTTAAGCTGAGGGTCGTTGACTATCTCTAGAAATCTCTGAGGGTCTTGACGAGCAGCAATTAAGAGGTCTCTACGCAACTCCGATGTAGTAATTGACGTAGGGTCGATGCCATACATTACACGAGCAACGTTTTCGGCTTGTTCAATAGCCAACCCACGACATTCAATCAATGCGTCAACCTCGTAGTTGAGGTTTTCCATCTCTTGTTTAGCATCACGCTCTACATTAATCTCCTCAAACTTTTTACCGTTCAATGGATGCAGGCTTAAAAACTCCTGAAGTGTGGGGTTATTTTTTGGAACAGAGAGCATGCCATCAAGAAAAATGATTGGCTCTACTACTACTTGACCATCTTGTTCATCTACCCAAATAGAACGTTGGTTTGCTGCGTATCGAAGTTCTCGATTTACTCCTTTGTCTTCATCAAAATGAAGCATTGGCTTTCTAGCATTTCCTCCTGAACTAACATAGGTAGAGAGGGGTGCCGCATCACGCATTAGTTTGTAGTTGCGGTCTTTGAGAACAGGTTTGTTCTTACTCATAAGGATTGGATTAAAGTTTAAAAAAGTAAAGGGGTGAGAGTTTAAACTCCCACCCCATTACCAACATCAGATTATTGCTCGAACAAGAAGAAGTTGTTCGCTCCCAATGTGCAAACTGCACGCTCAGAGAGGAAGTGAACTTCCATTGCATCAAGGCTGCTAGTAGCTGCACCACCTGCAGAACCTGTAATCCACGTCTTGTAGCGACGGTCTTCAGTTTCAGAGGCACGGTAGCGTACGTGCAAGAATGGACGCTTTGCGTTCTTTCCGAGAATTTGGTCATACACTGAAGTAGAACCTGCAGGTACCAAGAGACCATCAATGGCTCCGCTGCCTGCAGCTTCGTTCAATCCGCCACGCATAGTGGGGTCGTTCAAGTACTTCCAATCAGACTTGTAGAAGTCGTATCCACGACGGAATCCTGTGAATCCGAGGTTCAACGCCATCTCTTCGTCGTTGTCAAACAAACCATATGAAGTACCACCCGCTCCGTAAGAGTTTTGAGCGGCCAACATATCGTCAATAGCAAAACCGAAGTTACGATTTACGAATACGACGTTCTCTTCAATAGCACCTTGCTTGTCAAGTCGCTTGATGATAGCATCCCATCCTGCCAAATCAACAGGGTTACCTCCTGTCCAAACGTTACCTCGATTGTTTACAACGTAGAATACACCTTCAGAACCTTTGTTACCCATAGTAGGGTTGTCGGCTGCTGTAGCTGCACCTGAACCTGCTTCCGCAGGAACGGCTTCAATCATTGCAGTCTCCAAGTAATCGTCGAAACGAAGACGTGTTTCGTGCTCAGACTTCAAGTACCACAGGTATCCGTTCGCACCATTCTCAGTAGTCACCTCTACCCATCCAATTTGCGCCATATCAGAACCTGATACTGCGTACTTGTCTTTGATGATGATAGGTGAGTTATTGAAGAAGATGTCGTCAGACTCCAATGAACCTTCCATTCCAACTGTTCCTTTACGGAACTCAGAACCATAGATAAAGATGGTGTACTTCGTACCTGCTGCTGCGTTAACCAAACCTGCTGCTGTATAGAAAGCAACTTCAATTTGACTAGCAGTCAATGCATCTGCTGTACCTGACTTTGTTACGATACCCTTGATAGAATCAGGAGTAGACGTAGCGTCGTTAGATTGGATGAAGACAGTCTGTCCTTTACGAATAGCCAATTGAGCACCACCCGCAAGAGCAGGGTTAAAGGTGTCATTGATTGTAAACGTAGCCTTATCTACAGCCGCACCTCCTACAGCCGCAGCAGTAGTACAGTCATTGTACTTAATGTGCAAACGACCTTGTTCAGCCCACTCGATGCGGTCTGAGTTAGAAGGCATCTCCGCGCCAACCATTCGAATGAAAGAGGAGAGAGTACGATTTCCGTAACGCTCAAATTCCTTCTCGTAAGTATCGGGGAGGTACTGATTCAAAAAGTTGAAGTCAGTAATGTAATTGCTTGCAAGAGGCACTTGTTGTGCACTCGGTTGCAACGCAAATGTCGGGGTTCCTTTTACCGGCATAATTGTTTTTTTTTAAAAAATGAGTCAAGAAGTACGTCGTGCACTTCTAATTTTTAAGCCACGTCCTGAATCAGGATTTACAGAACGAACTTGAACGCCACCCTTAGTACCAACTTCCGGTGCAGTGCGCTCAGACATATTAATGTTCTTAGTCTTACGCATTACATCATCCACGGCTTCGGATTGCCCTTGCTCATAAAAGAACTTGGCAAACTTCTCAGGGTTCATTGCTATTGCTAGTGACCTGTGATACCCCACAGCATCCTTGACTAAGCCCTCATCATCTACAAATTGTTTTACCCAATTCATAGGTGTTTCCTGTAGCTTCTTCAATTCTGTCCTCTCTCCCGGAGTATACACGTAGGGCTTGTCGTTAATGTTGAACTCAAAACCTTTGAATTCATCGCCAAATACTTCGTTTGTTTTTTCGTCAAACCAAGTCTTCCTACGCATTTGCTCTTCTTGAGCGGTCTTCGCATCAGCAACATACTGCTTGTACTCAGCATAACCTTCGTCTTGTTCTAAAGAACCGCTCCCACTTGACTCAAGAGGAGTTCGGTATTTTTCTTTAGCTTCATCGAAGTATCGCTTCGCTTTAGCAACAGTTTTTTTCTTTGCTAGTTTCACTTTGCGGATGTCAGACTCGTCGTCGATGTCTTCATCAAATGCAAAGTCTTGCATCATATCATTTATATCTTCTGCATCAAGTCCTTCCTCCGTTGCCGTAAGGTATTCCTTAATGAGATTGTCAGCATCCATAGCCTCAAAGTCTCTGTTTAAACGAACAAAGTCTTCTACACCACGACCTGTTTCTTTTTTGTACTTAAAGAACGCAGACATTTCAGCATCCATATCACCGGATGATTCACGGGCCTGTTGAAGGTCATCAAGAGAATTAATCTCTCTGCCTAACCGTTCACTAATCATAGACAAAAGTTCACCCTCTTCAATAGGAGATTTCTCTTCTACCACGGGTGAGTCTTCAACAACATTTTCTTCTACCGCAGATGACTCATCTACAGTGGATTCATTCATTTGTTCCTCATGCTTTGCAAGCAGAGTTTCTTCGACTTCAGCTACCGATTTGGTACCCTCAGATTCGACAAGACGTACTTTCATTTCCATTTAATAAGATTTGATTCAAAGTTACACTAAAAATATTATAGAGTTAGACCTACCTAGGGTCAAACTCAGCAAGGTCAAAACCATCTAGACTGTCTTCGTTAGACTCAAAAGTCTGAGGGGGAAGATTGTTCTTTCGTTGATTGATGAGTTTAGACTGCTGTGTATTCTGCTGACTAATCCTTTCGGACTTCGCACCTTCACGTTGAGTCTCTCTGTCTTGTAGCTGCTGCTCAGACATATCACGCAACTGCATCTGATAGTTAAACTCAGTCTCCATTAATTGAGCCTTGAGCCTTGCCTCATTGTTCATCTTCTCAATCTCAAAAGCAATTTCGGCTTGCTTTAGCTGCATCTTTCCTTGCAAGTCGCTTTGCTGCTTTTGCATTTCCATTTGAGATTTCATCTCTTGAGCCTTTAAAGCCTGCTGAGATTGCATCGCTTGCTGCTGCATTTGCTGCTGCTCTTCTCGCTCTTGCTTACTAACCCTCTTCATTTTAAGAAGTTGATTCGCCAACTTTAGATTTCTAATCTCTCTGATGTCAATGGCATCCTCAAGATTAATGTCTCCTTTGGACAGTGCCATCTGTATGTTCTGCTCAAGCATAGCCTTCTGCTCTTCGTCAGGTGCTATCTCAATAAAGATTCCAAAGTCATAGATGTACAAGTCATTAATGTCATTTAGAATGCTGACGTTGTACTTGCCAATCTGATTAATAAACTCTTCACGGAAGTCGGCATACTCAATAATGTCAGACACCCTGTATGTCAATCCTTCCGCAAGGCTTCTATACATGTATAGGCTTGCGTCAAGAATATGACGAGTAGCGGTGTTAGAGTTTAAAGCCGCCAACTTCTGAACACCAACCAAAGAGTAGGGGTCAGGTTTTGAGCCATCGCGTGCTTCGTTTAATCCCGTTACATCACGAATCATTTGCATGTAATGATTCATGTTTTGGATAAGCATTTGCGCTTTACCCGCGCCCGAACTTGCAGTAAGCTGAGAGATAGGAACTTTACCTTGATTGTATTCCCCGTCTTGAGTATAGCTTCTTCCTACGACAGAACCTGTTTGGAAGTAAAGACGCAAAGCATCTTCAGGATTGTAAGAGTTTCCGGTGCCAAGGTCTACTTCATTCAATCCATCTGCATCAATGTACACTCCATCAGGAACAGTACGAGAAATTACCTGTTGCAATTTCAAGTGTGTCATTTGAATCAAGTCAGCAAATGGAATCATTCGCCTTACCAAAGACTCAATGTTTCCCTTGTACATACGAGGGGCTGTGGCTACGTAATTTGGAATAGCATACTGAGAGGCAGACTTAGGCCGAACCATATTTTCGGCTGCCTCCCACTTAAGAATGATGTTAGTTCCCATAACCATCACACCGTCATACCATACATCAATGGTCTTCTCTACCTTCTCAAAGTTCCCCTCTTCCTGCATTTCTACAGGAGGATTGAATTGGTCGTCTTTCTCAATCATCCGAGACCCACCGTTATCTAGCTTCTTCTTTTTGTAGACAATCTTTTTAGTTGTCTTGTAATTGAAGTACATCAGGGTGGTGGTGTCCCGATAAAAAATATCATTGTCGTAGTACTGAGCCACGTTGTAGTAGTCGTACCAACTTTGACCATACTTAGAGATTTCTTCTAAATCTTCCTTCGTAAGAGTAGGGTCAATCTTTAGCAGTTCAGTAATAGGAACTGTTTTAATCTCACCCCAATAGAAACAATCCTTAAAATGGGGGTCTTCTGTGTAACTGTAAACCACATTAGCAGGGTCTACATAGTTAATAGCAACCCCTGTTCCCGGAAGAAACTCGTGCTTAGCTACAGAAATACCGAGAACCATCAAGTCATAGTCTAAACGACGACGAATGTCATTGTAGTGGTTCTCGTCAAACAAAGTATTGATAGCCTCTTCTTCTGCAATCTCAATAGCAGGCTTATAGTTAAGCTGCATGTAAAGCTGCAGTTCTTCGTCAGAGTTAGGCAACTCATCAGGAGGCATAATAAATGGGTCTACACCTGTCTTCTCTTGAATGATTTCAAGCACAGGCTTTGCAGCCATTTGACCTTCGATAATGTTTTGATACTTACTTCTTTTAGATTGCGAAAGAGCATCTTGAGCGTAAGCATTTACTTTAAACAAACGTTCTGACATGCCGTTAACGACAATGTCTACAAATTTTGGAAGGATAGGTACGGGAGTCCAATCAAGATTTAGATAAGACAAATCACCGTCAATGGCTAATTCGTTTTTGTATTTGGCAATAGACTGTTCACCACGAGCGTATAGACGTAGACGATTAAACTCGCGGGCTTGGCTATAAAACCTACATTGATTACTGTCTTTTTTAAACCACTCATATTGAATGGCCTGACCAATTTGTAATCCAAATTCGTCTGTTGCTTTCTCAGCATCAGATACAAATTGGCTTGGAAAGCCTGCAGATGATATGTTGACTTTCACATTTTTCATCTAATTATTTCGCTTATCGTTCCACTATTTCTATACTGAGCGAAGGTAAGGCTTATTTTTTTCTGCTTTTGTTCAGGGGTGTACAAGTGCTTTTGGTTTGCCATTATAGCAAGGCCCGAACTAATGGTAGCATCGTAAGCAGTTCTATTGCTGATGTCAAACTTCGCCCAATCTTCTAGCGTTCTAACGAAAGGCATAGTCCCCATTTCGTCGGAGTCTCTAAATTGACCCTCTAAATCAAGCCCTACGTATTTCTCAATGTAAGATTCAATAGCAGATGCGTGCGCTTGTTTAACATCCTCAGATGAGTTTGGAATACCTCCCAACTCTCGCTCAGTCTTAGACAGTTTATTGTAGGGTTTGTCAGGACGGTTTAAACAAAACCCTCTATACCCTCGGTTTTTAAAATGGTAAAGCAACCTAGGCTTGTTGTTCTCAATGAGAATAGGCATACCGTAAAAAACGCAGGCCATTAATACCTCTTCAAAAAATATCTCTGCTGTTTGAGGTCTAGCCACATACTCAAGAAAAAACTCATTAGTAGGAGCCTCATCCATGTGATACTTGGTCATGCCGTGAAGCGCACCGTTAGAGCCTCCACCGCCTACGACTCCTGATATGTCATAAGAGTCGCACCCAAATGCACCAATGTGTTCATTTCCGGGGCGTTTGTTACCGCCTCTTTCTATAATAGAGTTTTGCAATCCTGCAGGGGGAGTCCACGAAACTCTAAACCTTCCTCGGCTATCGGGATAGAAAACTACCTTGGTATCTTTCTTTCCATCCTGCCAACCAAAGGAACCTCTTGTAACATACTGCTCCTTAATTAAAGACTCTGCATAATCTAACTGCTGATAAATCTTAGTAAGGTTAAACAAGGTAGACTTGCTTTCGTCTCTAAAGGCGTGAGACTCAGTTCTAGGAAACTGACGGTAAAATTCATTGAGAGCGTCAGGGTCGTTTTTAAGCGACTCTACTTCGGCCTCCCAATACGTAAGAGCACCTGAATTAATGGGACGATTGTCGATACCTAATACAGCCTTAGAAGGCTTGTTTACAACAGGGTGTCCGAAGCGGTCAATAAACCCCTCCATGTTGTACTCCATTGGAATAAACAAAGAGTACATGCCACTCCGTGTTTGACCATTACCATTGCGCTCAGAAATATCTGAATCTTCGTACAGCTTTTTAAAGTTGCCACCTCCTTTGCTTAAGGCATTAGATGTAGAACCCATAAGGCACTTACCAATAATGCGGCTTCCCAACCTGAGGCAGGTTTTAGTTACTCGCCAATTGTTGAGAATGTTGTTGGGCTTAATCCACTTACCGCTTTCGTCATGAACAAGCAACAATAGTTTCTCACCATCGTAAGAGTTGTCGTCAGTGTTCTTCCAATCAATCGTAGTGTCAAGACCATGCATTTCTTCCGCCACAGAAGTATGCATGTTCTTTTTTGTAATCTTAGAAGCAGGAACACGGAAGGCTAATTCCGTTTTTGGCTTGTCCATACCATCTTGTATGGGCTTAAAGAAAAAGGGTAGTCGGTTTGCAATAGGAACAACCTTATCGGTAAACATCTTCTTAGCATCAGAACCTGTCTTAGATAAAATTCCTACCCGTGAATCTTTTGCTAGTGTTCCTGTATTTACACATTCCGATGACCCCATGAACGAAAAGCCTGAACGCCTAATCTTAAGATAGGTCATCCCAAAACACCTATCATCCGCCTTGCATGCTTCCCAAAAAATAAAGAAGATTCGATTAGCCTCTCTGAAGTCGGGATAGCCAACGTCAATAGTAGACCACTGTAGGTACATGTAGTGTGCTCCCGTAAGATACGTAGGCACACCTTTGTTCATGAACCAAAAACCCTCCTCCCTTCGGTTGAATTCCTCTTCGATGTAATCGACCCATTCATTTTTAAACGAAGAGGGCATGTCGTTCCATGCAAAAATAGAGTGAACCCTAGACAAAGGTTTGGGGAGTTCTTCTCTAACCCAATACTGCTTTGATTTATCAGTGGGAGTTTGAACTCTCACATCAGAAGGAGGAAGGCCAATGTTTAATCCTGAGATATTAATAATCTCACCCACTTGACCTGTGCGCGATATGACTACTAAATCATATTTAGCATGGTACCCATATCCCCATGCCTTTGCTCTATTTTTATTAGATAGAACGTTTGAGGGAACTAGTTTTTCTACTGTAGTGTAGAGATTATTTTTTTGCTCTTTGTTCTGCAAAGCCTTGCTTGCTCTCTGTTCGACTAGTGTTAGTCTCTGCTAAGTTAAGGTTTTCTTGTTCTACCTCAATTTTAGACAAAATGTCAAACGCATCAAAGATGCATAGCTTCTTGGTTGCAGCAGCATTCTTTAGCCTATCAGCAGCCAACTCATCTTCAGGGTCAGGCTTAATGATGTCTTCTTGAGCAACCTTAATTAATTGCTCTACAGCCCGCTTTCCCGCTGCAATAATCTTTGTTTTTAGTTCTTTAGATTCCATCAGCTAGTGTTATTTGATGGTCATAAATTCTGTACAGCGTATCTCCATCAACATCAAACTCGTACTCTGAGTAAGGAGTAAACGAAACCTTTGTTCCCGTCTCGACTCCTTGAGATTTTAGATACTCATTAGGATAGCGCATGATTCCCATTAAAGGCTCATTCTTTTCTCCTTTATCAAGCAAAGATTTTTCTGCCTCGATAGGTTCTACAAAACAGTATCGGTCATATGCATTCCATTTACCGTCTCTTTGATACAAAAAGAATTGGTCGGCATCAACAAAGAACCAATCATCTCGGAAAAAACTCTTGCCACTTTTTCTACGACCCTTGATGTCATTGTAAAACTTGAACACGTTATGATGAACAAGCAGCACATCTCCCTTTTGAATCGGCCCTTTGTAATCTAATGGCAACTCTAATACCGTAGCCTCTCTGTTCGACGCTGAAGCGTCTTCTTCAGAACTGCTAACAATGAGGTCAATGCCTCCTACCTTTTTGGTATTACGGTATCGCCCACCTCGATGAGGTTGGACTATAAAATTAAATGGTGAGCGCACTATTTAAGGTTGATGTTGTACTCGACAGAGATAGGCATAGTCTGCTTAAACTCTTTCCAAAGAACAATAGAATCATCTTTCTCAATCCAAATCAGGATAGAGTTAGAGTCTACTTCATGACGAATGTGATGAATCTTGTAGGAACCATTAAGAACATCTTGCCCTACGATGTAGTGCATAGCCCCTCCTTTGTAATCAGGGCCAATAGATATTTTCCTAATGTCTCGATTCATAGACTCTGAGCCACAACATTCAAATGAGTTGTGGTAACGTTATTGGTAGCCGTAATGTTCTTCACCTTGACTTCTATGTAATCATTAGTAGCCATACTAACCAATGCTTGCATAGTCAAAGCTGCTGTCAACGCAGGAATTTCTACCGTCTGCTCAGTGCCTGCTATTTTTGCCCCGTTCTTAAACAAGGAAAAAACAATATCGTCTCCGTTTGTACCTGTAATGTTTACAGTAAAAGTAAGATTACAGACCCTAGTAGTTGCGTTGGTATACACAACTCTGTTTTGATTGGGGCTACTTCCAACCGACCAACCACTTGCTAATTGAGAAGCAAGAACACTATTTAAAGAAACGAAATCTGTAATGTTTGCAAAGACAGTTTGGAAAGTACCTGTGACGTCAGCCGCATTAATGTAGACAGTACCCGGTGCAAGAGAAATAATGCTTGCAATCGTGTAGTTTTTTGTAATGTTGGAATCCTCGCTATCGGTTCCAATAACAAAATCATTTACATTGACGCTACTGTCAATTGGATAGGTACTAATCCTTGCCATCTTCTTTATACGTTAGTGCTCCCGTTTGAACATTTACACTAACGTCCTTACCATACTTCTCAACCAACTGTTGCTCCATTCCTACAAAGCCTTCTTTCATGCTTACCATAGAATTTACTGCGTTTTGTTGAGCAAGAGTAGCGTCAGCTACTTGCATCTTGGCTTGGTTAAACGCAGACAAAGTTGACTGAAGATTAGTAAGTTCTTCAGTGGTAAGTTCCTTGGGAACTAGGGTTTTTTTCTTAGCCATTTGAATAAAATTAGATTGGATTTAAGACAAAGATACAACTTTACTTCCTACGGTTTTTACCGAGAACTACGGCCTGTAGGATTCGCTTCAGAACATTAACGACTTTGTCGTCTTTCTCTGTTTCAGTCAAAGCAGTCACAGTTCCTGCTGCAGTAATCAAGGCGAGGGCGAGACTTGCCCAATTTTGTACTAGAAATTCCATAGCTTATTTGTTTAGAAAGCCGAACTTCTCCTCTACAGAGAAAGAAGGACAGGCTTTGGATGAATATTCATTGTGTCCGTGAAGACTTAAGTAACCAAAAGTAAGTCGTAAACTTTTAACCAAATCTACAAAGGCTATCTCTTGTTGGACAGTCATAGTGTCTTTAGGGACTAAATCCTTGTCCACTCCTCCAACATAACAAACCCCAATAGAGTCTTCATTTTCTCCCGATGTGTGAGCACCTTGAATAGAAACAGGGCGACCAATCTCTATTAGACCGTCAAGATGGATTACATAGTGGTATCCAATATCTGACCATCCATTACCCTGAGGAGGAGGGTCAGTATGCCACTTGCGAATAGTGTCTACACTTACCTCTCTTCCTTCGGGAGTAGCAGCGCAATGAAGTATGATTCTTTCTAAATCTCTCATTGAATGCCTTTCTTCGCAAGAAGAAGTTTAATCTCATTGATTCCTTCTACTAGTACATCTAATGTCTGCTGAACTTTAGTCTCTTGTTTCTCTAGAGAAAACAACCTAGACTTGATTTTCGTGACCTCATTAGTCATCTTAATCCAAGTCCCAATTAATCCCGACAATAGTCCTACTGCAATCGCCACTAATTCATACTCCATTATTTCTATTTCGGTGGTGGAGACGGAATCTCCGGGTTATTGTGTTCTAGATACTTGTAAAGATAAGCCGCAAGTTTTCTAACCTTATCACGAACCTGAGCAGACGTGTCGTTAGTGGTAGGGATGTAATCTTTTATCTGTTGAAGGCCATCATACGATTGCTCAACTTCATCAGGTAAAATGGTGTTTGGGTCAATGCTCATTATTCAGTGAATAGGTTATAGTTAATCGTGAAGTACCGACTACCTGAAACTGTTCCTCGGTATGCAAATGCTGCAAAAAAATACTCACCTGAATTAGCGGTGATATTGCCCCCTACTGTAAAGGACATTGGAATAATGTTTTGACTAGCACTAGGAACGGTAACTGACGCTGACCCCACAAGCGTCATCTGCGTTGAAGCGACGTAAGTACCATTTGCCATTGCGGTAACAAGAGATGAGGGATACCTAAAAATGTAAAAGAAACATTGATTATTTTGAGTTTCTGATTGGGAGGGAAACTCTACAGTTCCGGTCATTGTTATTTTTCCCGATTTAGGACTTACAAATGCCGCATTGTTAGTGTTATAAGGCACCCCCAACGTAGTGCTTGTCCCCGGAGTTCCAAGAGAAATAAAGCTAGGGCTACCATTTGCCATGAATGTAGTCCAATTGAAGTAGTTAACACCTAAACCTCCGCCAAGCACAATGATTCTCGCATTAGCATCAGAGGTCGTGTTAATCGTAACCCTACCTCCTGCAGAAATCAAACTAAACGAAGAATTGCCCCCGGTACCCCCTGTTGCAAAGGAAAGACCTCCGCTTCCATCAGTCTGTAATACTTGACCTGCCGTTCCATCAGTAGCAGGTAAAGTAAAAACAGTGCCTGCGGAAAGAGTGTCAGGTGCTTTAAGACCGATATAGTCATTACCCGTTCCCTCTGAAAATCGCATTTCAGGCGCAGTCGTAGTACTGTCTGTTCTTAGATAAAGCGCGTTATAGATTTGAACATTAGAAGAAGTCAAATCCAATACGTTTCCTGAACCGGAGTTGATGTCTAAACTAAAGGTACCAAGAGAAGTTGTTCTATTTGCGTCAAGGGTTAAGTTTGTGTTGGCGATGTTAGTGTCACCCGTTCCCCCCGTACTCCAAGACATTACTCCCGCTGTAGTAGAACTTAGAACCTGACCGTTGCTACTAGGATAATTAGTTGGCAAGGTATAATCTTGGCTTGCTGTTATTGAATCAGCAGCCTTGAGCCTTACGAAATTTGTCCCGCTAGTTGCTGCCTCCCTAAATTCTATAGAACTACCCGAAGTTTGCCCCGCAGCAACAGCTACAGTAAGACGACCAAAAATTAGAGTTTGTGGCGTGGTCGAAAAAAATTGAAGCATTGATGGCACCTCGCCATCAACATAAAATGTTAATTGACCTACCGATAAAAACACATACGCCTCGCCATTATTTCTTTCTATGGTTAATGAGGTATCTACACTCGCATTGCCCAACCGCAAAAAAGAACTTGTAGAACCTGTCGAGTTATTGTTGTCAATGGTAAGATATTCACTCCCTAAAGACGATGCCATTGTGAGAGTGCTATCGCTCTCTATACCTACATCATCTAAGAATTTGATGTTTGACATAGCGGATTAGTCGCATTTAACAATAACACACTTCATTGAAGCTGCGGCAGGAGCAGTACTAAACGTAAGAGTTACATTGTTAGCATCGGTTCGAGCAGTCTTAGCAAAGACAGTCGTTCCATCTGCCACTAAGAACACCTGCACCAATACATTTACTGAACCTAAAGAGTGGTTGATGGTAGCCGTAGTGCTGCCTCCAAAGGCTGCTGAAGTAAATCGGTACCCATCAATAAGCCCTTCTACCGTAGCATTAAAGTTTGATACCTGCGATGCAGTAATATCAATGGTAGTATCCGTAATTAAAGTTACAGCACCAAAGGCATTAGTTGTAATGACAGGAACACTTGAAGCAGAACCTTCTGTTGTAAATGCAGTCTGAGCAGGGATAGCAGGTTGGCCTGCTGTCGTCATTGTTGCAAAGCCGTTAGCAACTAAGAACTTTGAAATACCTTCAATGCTATTGGTAGCCTTGTCGATATTGTTCTGAACCTCTGTCCAATCTGCCTCGCTAGTTGGGTTGTCTTGATTGGAGATAATCAAATCACCAATCTCTAGCGTAGTAGTAAAGAACCCACTACCATCACCTGCTGTAGTTACTACATAGGTAAATCCTTTAAGGACAGCTGCGCCTGTGGGAGGTGCCGCAGATGCGTTATAGCCTCCTTGGAAGATTAATGCTCCTGAACCTGCAAGTGTTGTATCTACATAATTCTTAGAAGCTGCATGCGCAGCAGCTGTTGGAACCTGCGGAATAGTTACCTGACCTGAAAAGGTCGCTGTAGTACCTGTCAAGTTACCCGTAAGAGTAGCCTGCACCGCACTCATGTCGGCAGTAACAGTAAGGTCGTTTGCAATAGTTACATCATCAGGAAGGCCAATGGTGATAGTACCACTACCTACGGTCTCAGTAATAGCAATCTCAGCGGTAGTTCCTGCAATAGTTACAGTACCACCTGTTGACCCTGACGATGGAGTCAATACTATCTCAGCCGTATTGGCTGCACCTGCCGCGACAGGTAAGGTATACGTAATATTAGATGCGGTAGGAAGCGTAACTGTCTTTAGGTTGACACCTGTTACGTGACCTGTAGAGTCACTCGACACGCTGTCAATAGCGGTAAAGGTTGCGCCTGTTCCGGGTGCCGCTGCGCTCGTGGTATCAGTACGAGTCTGATTCTCATGGATAATCTGAATTTCAGGCGTTGAGCCTCCTGCAGCCGGGATGGAAAGAGTACTCATCTTAAGACCGCCTCCAAAATAGACAGTAGAGTCAGTAGAATTTACTGTTAGGGAATTACCCGCATCTCCGGCTGCAATCCAACTTTCAAAGCCCAATGGGTTAATAATAGCCCCAAGGTCAGTAAGGCTATAAGGCCCAACAGTGTTGCCTACACTAACAAGAACATTAGAAGCAGCCACGAGCGTATCTGTGCCTGCTGCTGCAAGAACGATGTTAGTAGCTGAGGTGTAGTCAGGCTCAATGTCTACAACAGTAACATTGCCTGCATTAATCAAACCATTACTACCTGTAACGCTGTCTACGTTACCTGAGCCATCTAGTTCAATCCAAGCCGCGCCATCGTAGTAGCGAATAGCGTCAGTGCCTGTATTAAAATAAATCTGTCCCGAATTGGGACTAGCGGGGTTGCTCGCTAGATTCTCTAGGGCTACCGATTGAATCTCTTGCTTGTCAAGAGATATGTCGTCAAAAAACTTAATTGCCATGATGCGTTAGTTAAAGTATGCGAAGCCCGCTACCGCGGTGCTAAATGTAATGGTTACTGTATTGAGACTCGTGTATTCTATGTTTGGAAATATCTCAAATTCATTTGTGTCGGTAACCGTTACAGCACAATACTTATTGAGATTATGAGTGACTTGCCATATGTTTGATGCTACTGCTTGAGTGTAGACAAAGTTTTTGTCATTCGACAAATTTACATCATACTGAAGTATGCTAATAAAGTAGTCCTTTTCATCAATGAATTTCCCCGGCCCGCTTACGTAGCTAAGGAGTATGTCATAAAAGCCTAGGCTATTGAGGCTACTACTTGTCCACGTAAAAATTCCCCAATTCGAAATTGCATCGCATTCAGAAATCATTACTAAAGACCCTGATAAGGGAGTAGTGTAGAAATTAGAAAGGGAATCTAGCGGTCTGTTCTGTTGGAACTCACTAATAACAAAAGCACTTACCGTACTAAAAGGAACGTCTGCTCCTTTGGTAACCTGAAAGCTAATCGTTCCCTGTTCGCGTCCCGGAGGATTAGTAAAATCCTCGTACTTATAACGCAAAGAATGCGACTCTACTTTATTAGAGCCGTTAATAAACTCAGCTACCGCGTCAGCGGTAAAATTTTTAGTCGCAAAAAAATTCTGTGAATCACTGCCAATCCATTTATCGGTGCCTACTATGACAGTGTCTAAAGGATATGTACTGATTCTTGCCATACCCCAAAGATAAGAGATAATCTATAGCCGTTTTTTGAGAAACGAGAGTTTAAACTCTCGTTACTGTGTAGGTAATATTTGCATTTACCGTACACGTGCTCGTCCATCGGGAAGACTTGCTCATACTAAAATGGAAATAGAAATTACCATAGTGCGACAAGGTCGGTAGCGTTAGTTCCCGTAGCGAAAACACGCAAGCATTGAACAGGAATGTAGTCTCCCTTAGGGACATTCTTAAACACAACCTCATTGCCCGCAGCAGTAAGAACTTTAACGTTGTTAGCCGCAGCAGCCCCGTCGCCTACATATAAAACAAAAGGCTCTGTATTAGAGTTGGCTTGGCCTACCGTTCCGTAAATCCTAAAGTCTTCTCCTACCGCAACAATGTTAGAGTCCAACTCCAACTCCGCTGAATAAACGGCAGCTACCGCAGTAAAAGTGTTGTCAGTGTAATTCCATACTACGTCATCAACGCTTACCACACCGAGGAAGCCGCCCGTATAGATTTCATATACGTCAGCCACATCACTGAAGATGTTATCTGCCAAACTCAACGTAGTGGAACTATCAACTGCAGTAACATGAGTAGTGTCTCCTGACTGATTAATAACGGTGTTACCCACTACAACGCTAGAAAAATCAGCAGTATCGTCAGTCAATTTACTAGCCGTAATGGTAGTAGGATTGCCTGTAAAGGAAAGCGTAGCTACCGAAAGGTCACGAGCGTTATTCGTGATAGTCTTGTCAGATACTCCACTAGCGATAGCAGGCTGACTAGGACTAATAACATTGATTGTATCAGAGAGGCTAACAGCTACGGCCTGAGTGGGTTGTAATTTTTGATATGCCATAGTTTCTTAGACGTTTGTTAATGCCGACTTAGTCCACTTAGCCGAACCTGCCACACCCGCAACTACGCACACATAAATACCGTTATCAGCGTCAGTCTCGTCTCCGTGATATAAAACCATCTGACCTGCGCTTCCTGCGGTAGACCCACTAGTAGGAGCAGAACCCTGAGTTTGAAATATAATATTAGACGCTGTTGGAAACAAAAGACTAACAGGAGCGGAACCGCTTCCTGCAGTAATAAAATTAAGACCTCCCGATGTGCTTGCAGACAAAAGGGAGTTTCCTATAGTGCCACTAGCAGTGAAAAGAGCGAATTGGTTAAGAGTTCCACTGCCACCAATATCTGCATTTATGGTAACGTTACCCGTTCCTCCAACAGGGGAAATGCTAGTATTGTTACCCGCTACAATAGAATCAACAGCACCTCCACTACCACCACTTACAGTATCGGCAATGTCTTGCATTGTATATGTACGACGGTCAGCGTTTGCAGTTGCAGAGCCTCGATTAGTCGTGTCCACATCAGAAGCGATAGTGTGGAACTTTTGGTCGTTTGGAATAGTAGCCATTAGCTATACGGGAATTTGCGATTTAAAGAATCACGACGCTCTCCACAACCACAGTCTTTTCCTGTAGCCTTAGAAACGGTATCTACTACGCGCTTAATGCCCGTAACCCTAGTTACCTTTTCAATGGTATCGCCTAATCCTTTTGACTTCATGTTATTACTTTCGGATGAGGCCACCCAAATGTCCTTTCACGCTCTTAGGGTAATACTTCATAGAGTGGTCTGCACCATACGCATGGCCGTCCATCTTCTTAGCCATAGCCTTAGATTCGTCCCGACGGGATTTCATAGACTGTGACTTCTTTCCGTTACGCGCTCCAAGAGATTCGTCTAGGCGAGAATTGTATCCTTGCTTTTTCATGATAAGAGTATTAATGCTTCAAAGATACTAATATTTTCCTTGTCGCTTTTTTGGCGAAGAGGCCGTGGACTTTCCGGGGCCGCCCCATAATTTTTTGCATGCCCAATAGCGAGCACTCATTTTATTCGTTGCAGTTCCGCACTTGTGTCGTGCACGAAATGACTTGCGTGCAGCAGCAGAATAGTTGTGACCATAGCCCTTCGCACCAAAGTGAATCAACTTCTCTTTGCCGTTAGAGCAAGCCTTAACCATTTTCTTTTTGCCCGCTCTGTCACTTCGAGTGACCACGTTGCATTTCATCTTGCTCTTGTCGGCCATGTCTATCTACTTACTCTGCCTGCAGCAGTGTTCGAAACAAATTGCTTTTTAGTCCCCCCCTTCTTCTTTTTACGTCGAGCCGTAGCTGCACGCTCAGCTTTACTCATGCTCTTTGCTTTAGCTAAAGGAAGACAGCGGTCAGGATTCTTCTTGTTCTTGCTAGTTCCGCAAGCACCTTTAATAGAACCGTCAGTGCCAATTCGCACCCACTTTTCATCTCGCCACTTCTTTAACTCTCCCATCAGTAAGAGGACTTCATCTTCTTTTCCATCCCATAGCCGGGATTGTTTTTGACTTTACCCTTGTTCATTTTAGCGAAAGAGTCTGCTTGAGCCTTTCCAACTGCGTTGTATGGGAACACACGCTTTCCTGCTTTACTAGTTACTGTAGGCATGATTATTTTTTTTTGGGATTCATTGATTTCAACATCTTGTCAATCTTTGCAGCTTGACCTTTATGCATAGCAGACGCTTTTTTAAGTTCTGCTGATATGGTTCGGAGTTTTGCCTTGTCCATTACTTCTTTGATTTTTTTGCGTAGTTAGGGTCTTTGCAATACTTGCTTGCTGCCATGTTAGCATAAGCAGATGGGTAGCGGTCAAACGTTCGTTTTGCCCATGCTATTCCTGCGGGACAAATTTTATTTCCTTTTGTGCGTCCTTTACTAGCCATGACTATTATTGTTTAGAGCCATAAAATCCTCGCATCCCACGCAGCCCTGATATGCTGTTTCCCGCTGAAGCTGTCTTGCGCTTGGCACGACGCTTCTTTGCTTTCTCACTCCTCATCTTAGTCCTAGCTGCACGACGCTCTGCACGTCTCTTAGCTGCTGCATCACTAATGTCAGTGAACTGTTGCTCCAAGGACTTTTTCTCTTCTTTCTCTTCAGCCATAGTAATACGTTTAACTTTGTAAAGTTACAGCAAAAAAAATCCACTTGAATCGACCTAACGACTACCTAAAGTTTTGGCGAGTAATAAGATACTTTGTCAAAGCTAAGTACGGATTAAGCCAAGCCGACCTTGATGTCTTGCTCTTTCTTTACAGCGAAGGATACTTTAGTAAAGACAAATTCAAAGAGTTTGATAAACTCCTTAGTTGGGATGTCAATAGGTTCAATCGTTTACTAAAAGATGATTGGATAACCGTCTTCCGTAAACGCAGTGGAAACCGAAAAGCATTGTACGAATTATCGTACAAAGGAAGACGATGTGTAAATTCTATCTACAAAAAATTGAGTGGCGAGGAAATCCCCACCACTCAAAATTCTAATCCTCTATTTGCAAAGAATGTCTCCTATTCCGATAAGGTGTATCGTAGGATGATAGAAGACATGAACGCGGCTACACGACAACAACAACGTCAGGCTCCCGAATCAGAGTAACAACTGTTTCGTCAAGCATCATAGTATGACCCGCACCTTTGTCATAGAAGATGGTATCACCATCTTTGATGCTGTTTACCTCTGTACCGACTTTAATGACTACCCCCTTTCTGTATCGAAAGTCTTGTACGTCATCAGATGATAGTATCAACCCCCCTGAAGTTTTTACCTTTTCTTTAATCGGGTCAATAGCAATGTATTTTCCTATAGGCTTCATAAGTCTGTGTAGATTAGAGCAGTATCTACTTTACATTCAGTAGATGGTGTAGGACACGAATAGTTGGTTACAATGCCTTCTCCTTCTACACCGTAGTCTTCATAGGTGTGGTCATTACCCCATATCATTTGACAACTGCAATTAGGACACTTCATTCTTTCCCGATTTCACGAGCCATAGTAATAATGGCATTAGTTGATAGAATAGTAGACGCTACTGAAACTGCATTCTGCAATGCAACCTTGGTAACCTTCATAGGGTCGATAACCCCCATCTCGATAAGGTCGCCATACTTGTTCTTCTTTACATCGTAACCTTCTGTGGCGGAAGGAGTATCTCCCTTTTGCCAATCATAGTGATATACCTCATCAGAATTTTTACCTGCATTGACAAGTATCTGATTGAGAGGAGCATTAAGAGCAACTGTCAGCATACTAGAAGCGGCAAGCATATCGACATCAGGAGTCTCTAGGTGCTTCTCAATTACATTCAAACATGCATTGTGCAGTGCCATTCCCCCTCCCGGTAGGATACCTTCCTCAAGGGCTGACCGTACAGCGCATACCGCATCGTCTACACGGTCATACAGTTCTTTCTGTTCTAGGTCTGTCTGTCCTCCTACATAGATAACACCAATGCCACCTGTAAGAGTTGCGATACGAGAACGCAAAAAGTCTTTAGCCAACTTAACCTTCTCTTTCTTTACTGCCGCACGCAACTGAGTTACACGCTCCTTAATCTTATCACTCGACTCTTCTTCGTTCGTCAGGAGGATGGTAGACCCACGAGAGATAACAGCCTTGGATACCTTACCTAGGTCGGTAGGTTCCATAAGACTAAGGTCATCACCCGTCTTCTCACTGTAGTAGGTAGCATTCACAGCAGCCGCAATGTCTTGCATCAACTCATGTTGCTTATATCCAAAGTTAGGTGGAGCAATAACACATAGCTTCAGACCGTTCTTCATAACGTTCGCAGCCAAGGTATTCGTAACCTGTTGTGATACAGGAGCGATAATCAATAGCTTCTTATTAGAAGGGATGATGTAATTCAGAATCTTCTCAATCTGCAAGACGTTGTCAATGCCTGCATCACTAACCAATACATGGCAGTCATCAAGGATACACTCATCACGAGTTTGGTCATTGATAAATAAGGGAGCCGTATACCCTCTCTCAATCTTAAGACCCTTCGTAGTCTCAAACGTAGTGTCACTAGTTTGACTGTTCTCTACAGTTACAACACCGTCCTTACCTACTTCTTTATAGACCTTGGAAATGATGTCACCAATGACAGGGTCGTTATTACTAGAGATGGTAGCTACATCAAGCATACGCTTCTCAGTCAACGGCATGCTAATCTTTTGCAAGTAGTCAACGACCTCATTCGTTAACGAAACGACATTGCGAAGCATGTTGGTCTTATTAATCCCCCGATGCTTGTACTCAAGTGCTTCATAACCCGCACGAACCAAAGCCTCGGTAAGTACAATCGCAGTAGTCGTTCCATCACCTGCCTCAGAAGCTGTACGGTCTGATGCCTCTTTCATCATACGAACCGCAAGGTTCTCGACAGGGTCAATAAGGTCAACCGCTTTAGCTACAGTAACACCGTCCTTGGTTACCGTGATGCCATGAAGGTGGTGAGGCGATTCAATTAGAACCGTTTGTCCGCTTGGGCCGAGAGTACTCTTGACAGCATTAGCCATCTGAGTAATGCCGTCGATTAATTTGGAACGACCTGCATCGTCAAACTGTAGGTCTTTAGGCATATAGCCTGTGTTGTCTTTAAACATTGAATTAGATTTGATTGGTTACAAAGGTACGACTTATTGCCACAAGGAATGACCTTCACAAATTGTGCCATACCTAGATAAGAAGTACGTTAAGTCATATATGTCCACTGTGCCGCTATAGTTGAAGTCTCCATCCGGACAATCCGTCTGACCCCAACAACTTAGAACTGACAATAAGTCTACAAGCCCAACCACATAGTCACCGTTTACATCGCAGAAACAAATAGGCAACCCACCAAATAAACCTCCTCGGTTGTAAGCAAGCATATTGTGCATGCGCTCTATCTGTCCCGGAGTAAAGTGTTGACGACATGAATCAGGATAGTAGTCCATGTGGTTGTCAGCCGTATAGTTATACAAAGCCTCAGGACACATCGGTGGGTCGCACTCCCATTGCAATTTAGTAGGAGGGGTGTCACACACAAAGTCACCATAGGCATGGCATGGTATCCCGTTGCCATTACCACAGTTGCTTACCGATTGAAACACATGATGCAACCCGCAGTAGTGACCCATCTCATGAGTCAATACTTTGTTCTCGTTGTTGCGAGGATGAGTACTGTCAAATCCGAATATGTCTGAACGTAACCATATGCCGTCTCGACTATTGGTTTCTGATACCGTTACATACGACCAACCTAATATGCCGCCACACATCTTGGGTATCACATAGATGTTGCAGAAATGGTCAGGGTCGTAATTAGGCATCCATTGGTCAACAGCTAAAATACTGTTCTGAGTTCCATAAGAAGGAAAACAAAACGAACCACCTGATGCGTAAGCATCGTACCAACCATACACTTCCAAGTCTTGGTATCCTACGTGAACTAGAGTAACGGAAATCATAGCCTCCTCCATGTCAGCGTTCAAAGAAGCAATAGCCTCCTCAACATACTCCTCGCTAAACCATCCGCCCAAACTGTCAGAGTAACATACATGAACTACGACAGGAATGTCGAGCCACTCAGGAGAAACAAACGAAGATGGGAACTCGTACACAATGGAATCGTACGCGGTAGCGCATATCTCCTGTGCATTTGTCGAATGACAAAAACTAAAGCTGCATATAGAGAGAGAGAGAGAGAGTATTCTTTTTAAAAAAGAATACATACGTGATTTAAAAATAAGCATTATCGACATGAAGACTGAGAATCAATTAGTTACAAATTTTAGAACGACACAAAACCGACATCAGGACGACACAAGAGAGCATAAGAAAGGGGTAGACTATGGTTGTTAGCTACCCCTTCCTCTCTCAATCAATCAATGCATGGACACTACATCAACCTAATTCCTTTTCGCATTTCTGCTGCTTCAATGCCATCGGCAATCATTGAAATCTTTTCCATACGCTTAACATTCCTGCGCAAACGGGCGGCCATTGCAATCCCTGTTTCCCCATCAGGTCGGTTGTTTATTAAGCGACCATCTTTAATTGTAAGTCCATCCATAACGTTTCTGTTTTAGTACACCGCTAAGGTAAGGCATATATTTTTCTTTAGATGTGTGTAGTATTTAGGCTCCCCCCCGTCGCGCGCATGCCACCCCCCTCACCAAACCGATTTTTTTTTTCGAGCCGATTGCCATTCCCAAATCCGCATCGCAGATTTTTTGGCGATTTTCCTGACGGCCTGTCCGCCTGCATCGCCTGTCCACGTAGGGCTGTAGGCTGTCCGTCTGTCGGACGTTCGGTTGCGCTCTCAGGTTGCGCTCTCCCTGCATCCCTTGCTCCGCCTAGCCTAGCGGAGAGAGTTTGAACTCTCACAGGGAAGCAGAGCCTTCCCTTAGCATCTGCCTGCCTGCCTGCATGACTAACAATCCGCAGTGAGCAGTTCGCTGTCCATCGCTGTCGTGCTGTGCTGAGCGCAGGTAGCGAAGACGGATGCAAAAGAAAGTTGTGCTCTGACCATTGAATAGACAGAATTTAGACGTATATTGCACCACGGCCCGAACTAATGAAGGCCAATTACCGAGCTAAAGTGCTCAAAATCAACAAGTTATGCAAAATTTACTGCAAATCGAGACAGCGTTTATCGCTTCAATCCGCTTCGAATCAGGAAGCATCTCTCAACTCCACAGCGCACAGGATGCTGAGACCGACAGCCGCAAGGCCGCATTCGAAGCAAGCCTCAAACAGGCCAAGCATCTTCAAGCCGCATACGCTTGGTTCGCATCAGACTCCGCCAAGGCTGAGATGGAGGAAGCCTTGGGAAGTGCATGGAACAAGACCGAGTTCGTTCAGAAGGCATTGCGCTACGGAGCACGAACAACTCCTGACCTGCTAGTCCGAGTTCAGACTCGCATCGACGAGCATCCAACACTGCTCACCAAGTACAAGCGAGAGCAGACTAGGTTGGCAGGAGCAGGTGAGAAAGCACCACGTTCCATTCAGCATTTCGACAAATGGTCGCGCGCTTTGCTTGACGAAGTTGAGGAGACAGGAGCGGAGATAGAAGAGGCCATCGAAGAGGCTGAGGTTGAAGCTACACCAACGGCATCAGCGAACCTTGGTCAGTTCCGCTTTAAGCATCCCGTGAGCGGAAACATCGTAGCCAACTGCGATGTGAACGGAGTTGTTGATACGACCAACAGCCGTGAGGAACTAGCCGAATCAATCATTGCGTTTGCTGCGTTCGCAGGCATTGAGTTGAGAGTTGCGGCATTTGTCTCCTGAGGCACAAAGGGAGTGAGAGTTCAAACTCTCACTTCCGCTGTCGCAGAGTGAGTGCTCTGCCTGACGAGTCCAAAAGGACGAAACAGCAAACCTGACTAAAACACAAGGTCATGATACAAGGAGTTCAGTACACCAACGACAACGTTCCTCGAAGGGGCGAAATGAGCGGATACCACAGCAAGCCTGCTTTCCGTGATTTCCGCAAGGGAGCATCTCTCACAGACGCAATCGGTCTCAATCCGCTTGACCGAAATGCGCTCGAAATGCAAACAGCAACATCAGTCGGTGCTAAGTACGGCATCGGGTTCGAAGTTGAGAAGACTCGAATCGCTCGTGGCGCAGTTCGTGAGTATCCGTTGTTCTGCGGATTCGAGCGAGACTCGTCATGTGGCTACGAGGCCGTTACCAACATCTTGCCTTTGCTACCTGCGTGTGCATGGCGCACCAAGGTGTACGACATGATGCACCAAGCCGAGCGCGTGATTGATGACAGCTACAGCCCAAGCAACTCAAGCTGTGGAGGCCACATGACAATCTCGGTTGAAGGCATGAGCGGACAGGAATTGATGGCCGCGATGCGCAACCACTGCGGAATCATCCTAGCCTTGTTCCGAGGCCGCATCAGCAATCACTACGTAGGCAACAACATCACGATGCTTCCTTACGAGCAACGTGGTGAGATGTTTGGCCGAGCAGGACGCTCAGGTTGGGGAGGCAAGTACAGCGTAGCGAAGGTGATGGACAACGCAGTTGAGTTCCGCATCCCATCTCGCATCACTTCAGTTCGTCAGATGCGATTACGCTACGACCTGATGTACGTTTTGGTTGACGGAGCAGTCAAAGGTCAGACTCCTGCTCAAGTTCGCAGACGCTTCACTCCAATCATCAACGCCATGTACGAGCCTGATACGAACAAGGCATCGATGGTGATTGAGTTGAGCAAGTCCTTCGACAAGTTCATCGCAACGGGCAAGGTCAACGCTGAGGTGATGCCTTGGATTGACCGCCACGGCAACCTCTTCCCTGACGCGCACACACGATGTGCTCGACGGAGGATGGCTGAGGTGACTGAGGCCGCGAGCCGAGACCCACAGCACTACGGGCGAGTCTCCCTTCCTCGTTGGTGAGTGGGATGGGGCGAGAGTTCAAACTCTCGTCCCGCTGTCGGGCGATGTGTATCGCTCCTGATGATGACTCAAAAGAGTCGAAACAGCAAACCAACAAACGGGTGATGGCCTACCATCGAAACGTCATGAACAATATCGAATCACAAGTCAAGTGGGTTTTCCGTATCGCCACTACCACATTGCTCGTCTTAACCTATCTCGTATCCTAAATCAATCAACATGAAAGCTACAATCTCATTCTACACAGGCGGACGCTCTTGGTATGTTACTCGCGAGTTCAAAGACCGCAGGCACATCGACAACTTCATCGCTTACATCAAGCGGACGAAGGGTTACAACTTGGATGAACTATTCATCAACGATTAACAAACGATTGTTAATAACTTTTTGTACATTACATTTGGAATTAGACAAGTATTGTACTATCTTTACACAAACGGAAGGGGCAATGTCGCTCTGACCACAACACTCTCTCTCATGCGACGTAACAGAATCAACGACAACTACGCAGGCAAGATTACCTTTTGGACTGAACAACTTGGCCGCGCTCTTATCCTCGGAGATAGCGCACGCTACAGCGAAGAACGCTGTAGTGAATCGCTTGCCTACTTCAAGCGGAGGGCAAGTGAAAACGAGAGTTCAAACTCTCACAACTCGTAAGGCCATGAGCACAGATACCAAGCAGGCCATCAAAATCACCATCGGATTCATCCTATTCATTGCCCTTTGGGCAGTGGTAGGTGAGATGGACTATCAACTCGCTTTACTCGAATCAAAATAAATTCATCATGACTATCATGGAATCAATGGAGTACGACAGACTGCGTGCCTTTCACGTAGAGTTCTTCGGCCCCACAAACCACAGAGGTGCGCGTGTTCGCGTCAAGGATATGCGAAACAACAAGCGAGTCTTCCTCTCGTATGACTACGAGATTGGTGACATCCTTCGTCAAGCACTCGCTCACCTCAAGCAGGTCGGCATCGAACCTAAAGCAGTGCTACTGCACGATGCGATGGGCGGATACACTATCGGCTCAAAGGACTTCAGCACCGACTTAGTCTCACAATCATGAGCAGATACACGGTTCACCTATACCACGGGGGAGAACAACCCAACGAAACGTTACACACGAAGTGTATTGAAACAGCTAAGCTGTGGGTTGTATCAGCAGAGCACGGAATCATACACGATAATCTCAATTCAAAAATCATAGAATCATGAACATCGAACTAGTTAAGAATCACTTTCCAAGCCTCAGTCATAGAGGAGGATATGAACTTGGAAGCCCAAGCGAACAGCTTGAGCAATACCTCATCGCAAAGTATGGAAACACACACAGACCACTCAAACAATGGGGTGGTGAGTTTGGTCTCATCAGCAACGAAGAGACAGCGGCCCTGCTTGCAAGCAAAGTGGCAAGCGTAGCAACCTTACCCTTTCACGAGATGCGAGTGAAACTGCAGGAAGAGATGGGCAAGGAAGACGATGAGCGTGCAATCTTTTATACGTACAGCGACGACCCTGAACAGCAAGAGAAGTTAGAGGCTTTGAAGACTTATGAAAACAGACTAAGGCAGTGCGTAAACCGAAGCCTTAGCTTAGTTTCTCGGCAGATAGATGCTACCCGAAAATCATTCAAGCGTTCACAGTTCTTTGGCAAAGCAGAAGACAAGAGTTTATTGATTATGCCTGACTCTGAATTGATGCGCGAACTGAAGGTCTCAATCGCAGAGAGCCACGCAGTTCCAACCAATTTCTTACGCGGACTTCGGATAGAGAAGAACGACACAGGAGGTTGGGGTTTATACGCACCTGATGCCACTCGCAAGGGGCATGGATGTTTCATGGCAATCTTCGACACTTTAGTGGATGCGAGGTTTGAGATGAAAGAAGAACTGCAAGCAAGGCTCACCACCTGTCGAGAGAAGCTGACCCTAGAGCAACGTCAAGGTGGAGAGTACGAAGAGCGTTGGAAGCAATCTCATCAGTGTTACAACATCCCCGCATCGGTCGTTCACTTCTATGCGATTAACGCTATGACAAACCCAATCGAACCACATTTGTATGACGTGTATGAATCACCGCAATACACAGCGTTACGAATCGAGAACCATGACCACAATATGCTTGGCCAACATGGGCTTGAGATAGTTCAAACTCAACAGGTCATCAGCCCACGTCCGTTACCATACCATTTAGCACAGGAGTTTGCTAATGCTCATCACGACCACAAAACACAACACAACTCTCTTCAGGGTGTGAGTAAGAGGTTGGCCGAAGCCAAGGACAAGGTGCGAGAACTTGCACTTCAAGTTGATGATGCAATCAAGGCTGAACGCATCACACGAGCAAGGCTCACTGAGGTCAAGCAAAAAATCTCTTGAAAATAAATTTGGATAGAGACAAAAGATGTACTATATTTGTACTGTAATTAATCCGAGAGTTCAAACTCTCACAATCAAATCCAATCATCATGTGTGTGATTATCATTAAACAAAAGGCCAACACCATATCTCGTGAGGTGTTGGAAAACTCCGCTCGCATCAACCCTCACGGGTTGGGTATTACATTCCTCGACACATTCGAGACAACATACCATGAGTCAGAGGATTACGAGCAACTACTAACCGAACGTCCGTTCATCGCTCACTTCAGGTATGCCACCGTAGGTGCGGTAGGCAGGGCTAACACTCACCCATTCATATGTGGTGAGCAGAGCCATGAGTTACTCATGCAGAACGGAACAATCAAGGGCATCGGTACAAAGGAGAAGTGCGACAGCAAGGTGTTGGCTGAGAAGCTAGGCTCTATGCCTCGCAGTCAATGGAAGGCCGAGTTGGAACAGCATGACTCACGGTTCGTCAGCATCAACACGAGAGACAAGTCCTTTCAGATTTACAATCGTGACCTGTACATCAAGCGTGATGGCATTTGGTATTCCAAAGCCAACGTTCTCATGGACAACGTCGTTGCTGTGTACGGCACGTTGAAGCGTGGTCATGGCAACTACATGAACTATCTCAGACGCGAGAAGTTTGTAGGCGCGGGAGTTACCCAAGACAAGTATCCACTAATCATCAACGGCCTGCCTTACCTCTTGTCTAAGAAGGGTATTGGTCACAACGTAGAGGTGGATGTGTTCAAGGTTACCGATGCTACGTTCAAAGACCTTGACCTACTCGAAGGGCATCCTCAATGGTATCGCAGAACTCAAGTGCCTATCAAGATGAAGGACGGCAGGCTTATCAACTGTTGGATTTACTTCAACGACACCGAGCACCTGCCTAGCGCAAAGTTCCATAAGTCCTTTGGCATTGTCCCAAAGAAACGAGTAATCGTTGCGCCTGTACCTGAGTGCAATCAGTCCTTGCTTTGGGATGACCTCGAAGAAGAGAAATGGCCCGAACTGAAGGAAAACAATTCACCCTTTTGTGTTGAGTGCTACAACGACCTCGTTGCTGAAGAATACCCAAGCGGAACGTACAGTTGTACGGGATGCGGAGGTGAGTTCACTGAAGAGGAAGTTCTTAGGTTTAATTTTTAATCGAGAGTTCAAACTCTCACAATTCTAATCAAATGGATTTTACATGGACACCCGAAAGGGTAAAAGAGTTCACTGCGATTTACGCAGGCAACTTCGCCAACAAGAACGTTCGCTTTGGATACAGCGACTTCATTGGTTTGAAGTACGAGCAGAAGGTCGCTAAGTATCAGCGACTTGTTTCAAAGATGGAAGGTTCCGATTCCACTAACGAGGAAGGAGGTGACGCTCCTGTATCAAGGCTCTCTCTCCGAGAGCGTCCCACGTTTGAGATTCCTCACCCGTTCTCAACCATCCGACGTTGGATAGTGAGCGACATCATGACGCGCATTGTTCTACCCAACATGGGTTGGCGTGCTCAATGTGATGACGCCCTGCAAGCCAAGAGAGAAATCTCTGAAGCAGTAGACACGTTGGTTAATGACATTGACTTTCACTTCCAACCCGATGATTGAGATATACTTCCTCATGCCTGATGGCGCACGCAATCTTATCGCGACGTTTGTCAATGACGAGATGTACATGTTGTGCCATCGTTCACTTGAAGCGCAAGCCCACGAGATGAACGCAACCTTAGATGAAACATTCATCACCCCTCCCACTGTTGATAGCTACCTCCCAAAGTGGGATGGAGTTCATAAGATTTTACACCAAGGATATGTGTACGCTAGGTACGCAGACCTAACACCAAGAAAACATGGCGATACAAATTAAATCAAACGGTCACCGAGAAGCGTGGCACAACCTGAGCCTGAAAGGAATGCAAATGGCTGTAGATGGATACATCGAACCCGTATACCTATCAGATAAGGTCATCTTAGTTAACGAAGAAGGACTTCTTAGAAGCCTACCCGTAAACGAAGAAGCATCTGCAATGGCTAACCAAATCCTTGTTGGAGACGTGCTCGTGTTGAGCCGCGAAGAGTGGGAGCAAGGAGGGGAAGCATGAACAAGTACTTCCTCAATGCCGCCCGCATGGAAAAGAAAGAAGGCGGTAGCCAAAGACGGATTCAAATGCTACAGCAGATGGCTGACCGTAAAAGGTTCACCGTATCCGACTTCTCTCAGTTCGGTCAACTAATCCCAATCAATTCTTTTAAGAAAGAGTACGACTACTCTATCTATAAACTAGATGAAGATGCTCAGCAGATTATGCTATACCCACGTATGTATTACATCCAACTACTCAAGGATGACACGTGGTTCTATCAAGACCTGTTCGAAGACTTAACCTTTAGACACCCCAACATCAAGTGGGTAGAAGAACGTTTGTTTGAGCACATTAAAAGTTCAACTAAAGTTGCACAATAGTTGGACATGCCTTATCTTTATCTAACTTAAATTCAATTCTATGTCTAAGACAAAACAGCTTTTAGAAAATCAGATTGATACTGACGATGACAAGTTCATCGACGATGAGTATCAACAACGAGAGTTCAAACTCTCACCACATGAGCAGGTGTTCTCTCAATTCATTGAGTCCCTGTTTGGTTCTACTCAAAAACGTACGAAGCATGAAGCAGGAAATCTTTGAGGCTTACACTAGTGTAGTGTGCGACAGATTCAACATCACAGAAGAAGACCTGTTCAAGAAGAACAAGTCTCGTGATGTTGTAGATGCTCGTTACATTCTATACTACATGTGTCACCAACGTCCCATGCGGATACGGTACATCCAACAATACCTGAAAGAGAAAGGGTATGACATTGCCCACTCCTCTATCATTTGGGGAATCAAACAAATCACAGACCTTGTAGAGACAGACAGCGACTACAAGTCTTTAATCGAAACGTTAAAGCTAGATGCCCTTCAGCCGAGATGAGGTCTTTGAGCAGGCTATGAACGACGGATTCGCTTCTGTCGTAAGCACGCCTGACTACGAGGCCAAGATGCTATACGGAATTAAAATTACAAGGCCGTGTCGCATTAACAAAAGTGCAGTCATCTACAACACTCAGAGAGGTGGCGACCACTACGAAGAAATATCCTCAGCCGACTATAATCTTTTTGCTCATGGAGGTTGGAGGTATGGAGTTTATGTCTTATCTTTGTCTAACTGTCGCACAAAAATTGACAAGCTAAATGAAGCTATCAAGCGAGAAGAAGTTAGAGAACCGAAGAGACAAAAATACAAGGAGAGTATCTTGAAGCAATTGGACACTGCTCATATGAGGTACTTAAAAATAGAAGAGAAGTTGAATCAAATTAAATCAATCAATCATGGCACAAGTCAAGAGTAAATCAGTTTTTGATACGTTATCTGCAATCAACGTATACGACTACATCGAGAAACGAGGTGGTCTTTCCTATGTCTCATGGGCTAACGCTTGGAAGCTATTGAAGACTCACTTTCCTGACGCAAGTCGAACCATATACGAGCATGCACACACAGGCATGAACTACTTCACGGATGGCAACACAGCCTACGTAAAGGTGGGCGTAAAGGTGGGTGAGGATGAGATAGTAGACATGCTTCCTGTCATGGACTTCCGTAACAAATCTATCACGGTAGACAAGGTGACATCAATGGATGTCAACAAAGCTATCCAACGTAGTACGGTGAAGTGCATTGCTATGCATGGTCTCGGCATTGATGTGTATACAGGAGAAGATATTCCTGAGCCTGCGCCTGAGCCTGTAGAACTAGAGACTCTTACTGCCAAGCACAAGAGTTACAAGGGTGTAGAAGGTTGGCTTGTTTCACAGCGTCACGAAGATTTCGATGACCTGATTCAGAAGGTGAGCACTCGATTCAATATAGCCACGGCTACAGAGAAGAAACTAAAGGCAGTCTATGACGAGGCCAATGAAGAGAAGCACGTATGAAAGAAGTAATCGAAAAACTAAGAGACGATGCTGAGTATTACTCAGGAGTAGGTAGAAACTACCTGTCTAACTCGGACATCAGCAAGCTACTTGGAAACCCCAAAGAGTTTGGTATACCTCAAGATGACAACATCAACTTTGCAAAAGGTCGATACTTCCATCAGCTAATCCTTGAGCCTGAGAAAGCAAAGGACACCGTCCATGTTGACGCATCTACACGGACAACAAAGTTCTATAAGAATTTCTTAGAAGAGCAGGGTGTTCCGTTTGCGATGCTCACCAAGGAGAAGGAAGCTATCGAGGAGAACGTACGTACCATGCTCGGTAAGTTTGAGTTCTATGAGAAGATTAGACAAGAGGGCAACCTTTATGAAGAACCTGCCATCACTACTCTGTTTGGAGTAGAGTGGAAAGGGAAGGCAGACATCATCACTGATGAATGCATCATTGACCTGAAGACTACGAGTAACATCGCTGACTTCAAGTGGTCTGCTCGCAAGTACAACTATGATAGCCAATGCTTTATCTATCAGAAGCTGTTCAACAAACCATTGGTCTTCTACGCAATCGACAAAGGCAGTAACATGCTTGGTATGTTCAAGCCATCAGATGATTTCGTAGCAAGGGGCGAGGAGAAAGTAGTGAAGGCAGTTGAAGTTTACAATAAGTTCTTTGGGCCTTACGCACCTGAGGATGTACGGGACTATTACATAGATGACATTCTATAAGATAAATAAACGGTTCAGGAAAGTCCTGAAGCTAGACGTAATGCAGATAGAAGTTCCAACTGTCTGCGAGTCATCGCAAATGAAGCAAGACATCATAGATGCGACGGCACATTTTTTGGAGCGAACAATTAAACACAAGTAACCATGTCAGAACAAAACGACAAGGTGTTCGGAGAGGGTATCTTCTTCAAACAAAAAGACAATGCACCTGACTTTGTACTCGGTGCCGTATCAATCAAGGTGGATGAGTTCATCACCTTCCTAAAAGACAATGTCAAAAAGGGATGGGTGAATATGGATTTGAAAGAAGCCAAGAGTGGTAAGCATTACTTCCAAGTAGATACTTGGGAGCCGAAGCCAAAGGAAGAGGAAGCATCCGCTCCTGCTCCTGTCAAGGAGAAGGCTAAACCAAAGGCAAAGGTTGCCGAAACGGAATCAGACCCTGCTCTGCCATTCTAACTTTGCCCGACGAAATAAGGGAGGTGGGAGTTCAAACTCTCACCTCTTTTTTTCCCCTATCAAATGTCGAATGCCATCAACAAGAGATTTCTATTACTCTCTTTTAATTTCCTATCTCTTTTCTTTCTTTCTTGTATACGAAAGAAAATAATCGACATTATCGACACAACATTTGATAATCAATCAGTTACACCTATCTAAAACAGCACAGAATTGTCATGGACACGACACCTTCCCCGCAGATAACCATATTTAAGAACATACTTGAGACATCTACTCCATTCCATAGAGGTGTAGACTTCGTATTGGAACGCATCCGTCAAGGCTCGTCAAAGAATCTAGTCAAGAGAATCAGGACAGAGAAAGACAAGGCCAAGCGGAATGAACTCAAGAAAGAACTACCTGCTGTATGCTTCAGTGGAACCTTTACTAAACGAACAGATAGTTCTCTTCAATCCCACAGTGGATTCCTTTGCCTAGACTTTGACGGGTATGCCAAGCACAAAGACTTGGTTGCAGACAAAGAACGATTGTCTAAAGACAGATACGTTTACTCGGTATTCATTTCCCCTTCGGGCGCAGGTCTAAAGGCTTTGATTAGAATACCTAACGACCCCACCAATCACGTCAACTATTTTAATTCACTTGAGAAATACTTTGACAACCCACACTTCGACAAGACGTGCAAGAATATCTCAAGGGTATGCTATGAATCATACGACCCTTTGCTATACATCAACGAGAAGTCTTCTCTGTGGACTAAGATTGAAGAGCCTGAGTATACTGAGATAACAAGCAAAGACCCACCGACTATCCCTATCACTGATGAGAATAAGATTGTAGAGATACTAGTAAAGTGGTGGACAAAGAAGTATCCCATGACTGAAGGTCAGCGCAACCATCACGCTTACGTGTTGGCTATGGCATTCAATGACTATGGGATATACAAGAACCTTGCAACAAACATCTTACGTCAGTATGCAAGCAGTGACTTTCCTGCGGATGAGATAGATAGAACTATTGACTCAGCCTACAGCAGGGAAGACAACTTCGGAACTAAGTACTACGAAGATGAGGACAGAGTAAACTCTATCCGTACTCAACTAAAACGTGGTGCATCAAAAAAAGAAATCCGCTCGCAACTCAAAGAGTCTCAGTTGGAGAGCGATGTTATTGAGGCGGTAATCAATCGGGTTGAGGCTGAAAATGAGACTCAGATATTTTGGACTAAGTCAGACAAGGGAGTCATTAAGATTGAGCACATAGAGTTCAAACGATTCCTTGAAGACAATGGGTTCTATAAGTATTGTCCTGAAGGAGGAAAGAACTATGTGTTCGTGAAGGTGACCAACAACCTTATCGACCACACGAGTGAGAAAGAGATTAAGGATTTCATCCTTGACTATCTATTGGAGTTGGATGACACAAGCATCTATAACTTCTTCGCTGACTCAGTCAGATACTTTAGAGAAGAATTCCTTACGCTCCTCTCAACGATTGACATCTACTTTGTAGAGGACACGAAGAATGCTTCCTATCTGTACTATCTAAACTGCTCTATCAGGATTGGTAAAGAAGGTGTAACCATCATTGACTACCTAGACCTTGGAGGGTTCGTGTGGAAAGACCATGTCATTGACAGGAACTTCAACATCTGTGATATTGAGGGGTGCGACTTTACTACGTTCATCGGTAACATTTGTAACAATGAACCAAGTCGTGTGTCTACGATGGAGTCTACCATCGGGTACATGATGCATGGGTACAAGAACCTAAGCTACTGTCCCGCTGTCATCTTAAACGATGAGGTGATAAGCGATAACCCTGAAGGTGGTACAGGCAAGGGCTTGTTCATGAACGCGCTGAGCCACATGAAGAAGTTGGTAGTGATAGATGGTAAGGCGTTTGCTTTCGAGCGTAGCTTCCCTTATCAGTTGGTATCGGCAGACACACAGATACTTTGCTTCGATGATGTAAAGAAGAACTTTGATTTCGAAAGACTCTTCAGTGTTGTAACAGAAGGCTTGACCCTTGAGAAGAAGAACAAGGATGCTATCAAGATTCCTTTTAGTAAGTCACCGAAGATTGGCATCACAACAAACTATGCCATCAAAGGTGCAGGTAACAGCTTTGCTCGTCGTAAGTGGGAGTTAGAGTTGCATCAGTACTACAACAAGTTCAACACTCCCCTGATGGAATTCAAGAAGCACTTCTTTGCTGATTGGGATGACACAGATTGGTGCAAGTTTGACAACTACATGGTGTACTGTCTTCAGGGATACCTGAACACAGGATTAGTAGAGAGCACGTTTGTCAACCTTGGAATACGTCAGTTGTCTGCGTCTACAAGCCATGACTTTATTGAATGGTGTGGTCTTGTTAATGGTACTGAGACATCAAGGTGGTTAGAGCCTACGGTAAAGAACTACAAGCAAGAGATTTACTTAGACTTCATTACTGAGTACCCCGACTACGGGCCTAAGGCTAAGATGACTATCAGTCGTACTCGATTCTACAAATGGCTTGTTGCCTACTCTTTGTACAAGCATCACGTTGAACCTGAAGAGGGTAGAGATGCGGCAGGAAGATGGATTCGCATTCGAACCAAGCACGAAGGTGAGATGCAAACAAAGATGAACGTATGAGTGAGAGTTTAAACTCTCAGGGAATATGGACTCGAAGTTCATACTCCGATGCTCAGAACTATCATCATTTCAAAATGCTTCAAGGCGTTCTCACCAAAACCAAAGAGGTAAAAGTGGGGCGGGGAAGAAGTGTGGAAACTAAACATGTGCCGAAGCACAGAGTAGAACCCGATGTGTTAGACCGCATCAATAAAACCGTAGCGTACTACGAAGAAAGAATGCAAAATCAATTAGAGTTTAGAGACTATCAAAAGAAAATCATTGAGCAAGGCAAGGAGATACTTCAGGCCCATGACTTTTTGTATCTCGCTATGGAGGTAAGAACGGGAAAGACACTTACAAGTTTGGGGATAGCAGAAGACATGGGGTTCGAAAATGTTTTGTTCATCACAAAGAAGAAGGCTATAACGAGTATCACTAAAGACACTGACTTACTGTGTCCAAGCTATGTTCTTTTTACAATCAACTACGAAAGCCTGCATAAAATACCTGATGTGAAATGGGATTTAATCATATGTGATGAGGCTCATAGCCTTGGTTCTTTTCCTAAGCCAAGCAAGAGGGCCAAGGACGTGAGGGATTTAATCAAGCGGAATAACTCAAAGGTTATCCTGTTGTCAGGAACCCCGACTCCTGAATCGTACAGCATGATATACCATCAGGTGTATGGAATTCCAACCAACCCCTTTCGTGAGTTCAAAAACTTCTATGCATTTGCCCGACAACATGTTGCCGTCAAAGAGATAAGAATCAATGGTCTGTTCCATAAGAACTATGATGCCGCATCGAAAGAAGTAATCAACTTGATGCAACCATACACCATTAATTATTCTCAAGAGCAGGCGGGATTTAAGGTGGACACTAAGGAACATGTCCTGTATGTGGATATGAACCAACGCACATATGACATGTGCAATACTCTCAAGCGTGACCTTGTCATTACGGGCAAGGAGAAGACGATACTAGGAGACACACCCGTCAAGCTGATGCAGAAGCTACATCAAATGTACTCAGGCACAATAAAGTTTGAAGACGGAACATCAATGGTCTTTGATTACTCGAAGGCTATGTTCATCCGAGAGAAGTTCAAGAATAAAAAGATTGGAATCTTCTACAAATTTAAAGAGGAACTTGCTGCACTCAAGGAGGCATATGGAACTGACCTGACCACAAAACTTCAAGCGTTCGAAACCACAGATAAAAGTATCGCGCTTCAGATTGTAGCAGGAAGAGAGGGTATCTCTCTGCGCGAAGCAAATGCTTTGGTCTATTACAACATTGACTTCTCAGCTACAAGCTATTGGCAATCGAGAGACAGGATGACAACAAAAGAAAGATTGAAGAGCGACGTGTATTGGGTGTTTGCTAAGGGAGGAATTGAAGATTCGATTTACAAGGCGGTCACCAAAAAGAAATCATTTACCACAACTCATTTTAAAAAAGAATATGGCTCAACGACAGGAGACAAAATCAGATAGAGATAGAGAAGCCAAGGCAATAGAACTTTGGACTAACGGACATTGCGATTACTACAAGCTAGGTGATAACGACATTGACTTTAAGGTCAGGTCTCATAAGACCAAACAGATTGGATTCGTTGAAGTAAAGGGTAGGAATAAACCTGTAGCCGAAGCATTCCCATTACCTGTGGCGGCACGGAAGCTAGTCAAGTTAGATGACAGGCGGAAGCAAGACCCCAAAGCAACAAGAGCATTCTTGATATGGGCTTGCACCGATGGACTAATAGCTTGCGACCTAGATGAATTGAATGGTGTTGCCCGCATGGGAGGCAGGCCCAAGCGTCCCAACACGGCCAATGATTGGGAAGTAATGGTTTACTGTAGTGCTAAAGACTCACCCTTTAAAATGGCAATGTTCAAATGAGTAAATTTGTAAGTGAAGAAGTTTATTGTTTACTCTATTCGGTGGGTGAGTCAACAACTTGCCATTCCTTTTTGGATGGTAGGTCACATACACCTAAGTACGAATGTGTATAGCGATGTGCGAGAGTTGGTTGTGTCCCTTGGGTTAAACCTTGTGGTTGCGGTAGGTTTCTTCTTGGATTATTTAAAAGAGATTCAAAATGACCGAGCAACAGATACAAAGCAAAAGGATTAAGGAACTTGAAGCGCAGGGATACTATGTCATTAAGTTGGTGCAGACTAACAAGAATGGAATCCCCGACCTGATAGCTATCCCCCCTGATTGTGGAGTTATTTTTAGTGAGGTTAAGCGTCCCAAAGGAAGGCTCTCAAAACTTCAAGAGTTTAGAATTAAAGAATTAGAATCACATGGACTCAAGACAGAGGTATACCGAGGTTGAAAGGCCATACGAATACGATGAAGGTTTCATCGTCAGCTTGCGTCAGCATGCTAAACAAGACTTAGTTGACATTCTCAGATTGATTGAAGACAACGCTCCGTATCTACCAAAGAAGGATGGGTGGGTGCAAGAAATAGGTGGCGTTTTAAAAGGGGAAGAGCCTTTGTTTTTTATGGTTGAGTTCTTACATCAAGATGGAGAGCCACCTTTGTTCCTTGACCTTACGACTATTGATTGTGATTCCTACCTTGATTACATCATAGCAGACTCTTATTTAATTGACACCGAAAAATGACTTCCACATACGCAGAACAAGTATTTAAAATTATAAACGATGCATTCGGTCTTGACATGGTTGTGAAGACAAGGAAGAGGGAGTATGTAGACGCTCGAATGACTTGCGCTTACATCCTCACTAACAGTGGGATGACATCAACAAGTGTTGGAAGGTTGCTAGGTAAAGACCACGCCACCATTTTGCATTACAAATCTAAGTTCCCCTTCATCATGAAGCAGGACGCTAACCTAAAAGCCAAGTATGAGTATGTCATGGCTAACGTTAGTCCTCCTGAACAGGTTCCTGATGTTTACTTTTATTCTAAGTATGACCTAATTCAAGAGGTATTAAGTTTGAGATTAAAAGTTTCTGACTTAAATTCGCAAAAGGATAGACTGTTATCAGACAACGTCCGGCTAAAGAGAGTTGATGATTCTCTTGCGCCACTCTATAAGATAGTACGAGAAAGAACACACTCAGGGAATAGGGCTAAAGTTGAGCGCAGTCTAACGACATTTTTTAATGGACTTAGATAACCTATGAGAAAGCCCCTGTCAGTGTTGGAGTTACAACGTGTGTCATACGTTAACTCCTTGATGAATCACATCCACGAAAACACTGACGACCTTTACGAATCACTCATGGACGGAGAGTTAAGCCAAGCCCGCCACACCGCTGAAGAACTTTTAATTATTCTCAGGGATGTGGCGGACTCTTTGGATGAGAGTTTAAACTCTCACTAATCTCTTCCAAACTTCTCTAGGTCTCTGCGCTTTTTACGCGCCTCCTTTTCCTTTTCTTTTCTCCTCATGAAGGCGGGATTACTCTCTTGCTTTTCTTTGATTCGTTCCTTCTTCTCCTGTTCTTTCTTTGCCCGTGGAGTTAGTTCTCTGTATCCTTCCTTATCTACCTCAGGTCGGTATGATTCAGAGTAGCCAATGATGTCGTAGACCTCACGCATCTCTACCTCATCCATGTCACGTGCTTGTTCGAGCAGTGTTATGAACGGGTCAAGCTGTGCGCCTACGCCAATCTCAACCACTGTCTTAAGAGCACCGCTCACAGCCTTGTCGTCCTCTGCGGCCTTCTTCATTTTACGGAACAGAGACACAAAAGGATTGACTCCAATGTCTGTTGGTCTTCGCTTGCCTGTAATCCAATTCTCTGCTGACTTGGCAACCGTACCCATGAATGGAACTTGGTAGAGAAGATTAAGACCAAGCGTTGCGTTTCGTATTTGACGCAACACTTCTTTCTTTTCCTCGTCATCTCCTCGCAAAAGAATTCCAAGGTTAGACATAGCAACGAATGCCGCGTTAGCCGCGCCAAGGTTTAACACTAGCTTTCTCACATCTTGAGTGGTAGTTTTTTTCTTGGGACTGATGATGTTGTTCAACGCCTGCATCACATTGTTGATGTACAGAATTGGAGTCGAACCAAACATAGTGAAAGCCCTCACGATGTAGTTGCTGTTCTGTTGAATAATGGACTTCTCTGTCGCTCTTCTACTTTGCTGTGTTTGGTTGAACTCATTGAATGCTTCAGCAGCTTTCTCTTCGCTCATGCCATTACGAATGTTGCGACGATAGTTAGCCATGTATCCGGCCACACCCATCAAGTCACCCAAGATAGTAGGTGATGCAGCCGCTGTCTTGAACTTTCTAAACAGCTTAGCGTCCGTTGTCTGACGCTGTTCAAACCCTGTCCTTGTAGGTGAACCCGCCTCAAGACCTGATAGGTCAGCAGCAATGCCCTGCTCTACACGGTAGCGATACGTAGGAGACATCTCCATTGCTAGGTTGTGGTAAGACCTAGAGCGTGCGATAACCGATGCGTAGTCATACAGGAATGGAAGCAGGTCAACCAATGTATTTTGTTTGCCACTCTTTCGGAACGAGTAGTTCTCAAATGCATTGATGAATGATGTGGCCTGCTTGCCTATTTGAACTACACGGAATGCAAGAGCAAAAGAAGTAAACTGAGTCTGCAAAATGTTAAACAGTTTACCTGATTGATTTAACGCTGTCTTGGCTGAATCAGGGTTAACTGCATTGTTAACGGACTGCTTAACCATAGACTTAGTTCCAAGCATAGTAAGCGCAGTGTCTACTGCATCAGTGCTGAAGATTACGTTTAGCTTCTTTGCTCCATCAGCGTATGCCTTGTATCTCTCCATCGTTTCCATGTGAGAGGTAAGTGCAGATGTAAAGTTTGCTGCCTTCAAAGCAATGTCACTCTTCATGTCCTCACGATTTCTCAGGGCAGGCGCACTCTCTGCGTTAAAGATTCCGTTGAAGTCACCTTCAAATAATTGCTTTGGATTAACCTCAGCTTGAGTTGTAATCGTTGGGAAATAGTTCTCTACGTAGTTAAGGTTGATGTCATTTACTTCTCGGTATACATCATTCACGCTTTCGTAGTACTCATTGCTTAGATAGTTCACCACCTTGTCTGCAAAGTCTGTAGCGTCTTTGCCTAAGAATGATTTAATCTCATTCATTTTATCAGTGGTAAAACCCTGCTCTTCTAGTTTCTTTCTTTGAACGGGGTTCAGAGATAGCGCATAGATTCTAAGCAGTTGGTCTTTACTAAACGAATCAGTGTATGTCTTCCCTGTTTTAGATTCTCTAACCCCTTCAATGGTCAGCGTTTTGTTGTCGAACAAAGTCTGTTGAACTTCTTCAAAGCCTAAGTCATTAAGGATTTTAGTTTGATTAAACCTCCCTTTCAACGCATTGTTGTCCATCTTGTTGAGGCGATTAAAGACCTCATCGTACAGCGTATCGTTCATGGAGTTCATGAATGTACCAAGATGCTTTAGCCCATCCATCAAAGACTTGACGGCTTGAAACGCACTTCGCCATTTGTATGTTTCAACGTACAGCTTGGCGGCTTTAGCTTGGCCCCTCATACGGGCGGACAAGCCTTGGCCTTTACCCTCGTTCCAATACCTTCGAACGTCATCAAGCATGGCTCTCCTTCTGTTCTGTCCGATAATGTTTCCATCTGAATCAAACAAATCAGGATTCGAACGACGCATTGCGTCTGTTACTTTAGTTCTTAGAGCATCGTTCTCAAGCGCACGTTTTTTACGGCTTTCAGATAACTCCTGTCTTGACCTTGAGGCTGCAACAGCGTAGTCATTAGCCAATGCCTGAACCTCTTCCAACGTCATGTTCGGTAGGTTCTTTACAAGGTCTAGAGCAACGGCTAGGTTAACAATGCTTTCTTCTTTTGAGGTCAAGACTTCTCCGGATGCGCTCTTAGCCAAGGCCACAATAGCTTCATCCGTCTGCAGTTCCTCGGCTAGTTGCATGAACTTCTCCATTGCATCCTCTTGCTTGGCATCAGATGCCATTGCAAGTTTAAGAGCACGCTTAAACTGTGCAGCAAACGATTGTCCCTGTGCGCTCAGTGAACCTGCTCGGCTCTTCTTGGTGTCGGTAGTAGTTTTCTTTGCTCCACGAGTTACGTCGGCCATCAACTTCTTTAGAGTCTTCTTCCTTAGTTTGGCCCGTTGCTTTTCTACTACCTGAAGAACCTTCTCTACTTCTACTCTGAAGTTATCTTCGTTAACACGCTCGACAGAACGTACAATCTTATTGATGTCGGCTTGGCTATAGCCATCTGACTTAGGTAAAGATTTACGAATAAGCTGACGTAGTTGACGCTTGACTGATTGGACTTCACGTACGGCTCGCTTACGCTGAGTCAGCGTCCCTCGAATAGCACGTATCTCTTTAGATACATTTCGATTTGCACCAATACCAATGGCTCTGTCCAACGCAACAGCTAACTCCATCTGCCGCGCTTCGGTCTGCGCTTGATACGTAGGGTTAGCACGCAAAATCTCAAGAGCCTTTTGTCGAATCTCACCGGGTGTCTTTTCTGTAGTGGTGGTTTCTACAGCTACACCACGACGCGGAAACCTTCTGAGCAATGCTGCATCAGACAACTCTAACAGCGTTGGGTTGTTCTCTCTTAACTCAGCAAGTCTTGCGCGACGTTCTGCCGCACTCATCCGTTGACTAGTTCGGGTAACTGTAGGTTGCGCAAAGGCAGCAAGTTCTGATTGAACTTGTTGGAAGAGTTGGATACCTGCATCCATTCCTCCTTCAATGTTTCCAAACTCAAATGGAACCACTGCATCGCTAAACAAATCCATGCTCATCAACATAGCCGCGTTGATGTCGGCTACCTTCTGACCTCTTGACCTAAGTACCTGACGGATAGATGCCTCTGAAAATCCTTCAGCCCTGCCTCTTGCTATGATGTCAGCCATAGAGTCTGACCTACTAAAAGCCGCCTCCGGATTCTTTAGCTTTTTAGATTGAGACTCTGTTAGCTTCAGTGGCTTGCCGCTCATAATATCAGCAAGGGCTGTGCCTAAGAATTCATCAAGGGTAAGGTTTTGAATCTCCTCAGGAGATAAATCCTTGGACATTTTAAATGTCTCCTTGATGTATGTCCACGTTGCGTTAAGCCATGCTTGGAATTTCTGCTTGAGCGAAGCGTTGATGATGGTCTCCCCCTTGTTTCCAATGAGTATTGCCATCGTTTCATTTACGGCTCTCTTCTTTGCTTCTTCTTCAGTGAGTCCCTCACTTTTAAATTTCTTTAATTGGTTCTGATACTCTGCTGTCTGAGTAACCAAAGACGCGCCTTTAGAGTAAATCTCACGGCCTTTCTTTGTGGTCTGCAGGTAGTCAGTCCAAACGTGGCCGAACTCGTGCACAGCGGTGTTGTAAAGAGCCGACTCGCTACTGTGTACATCAGGGTTTAGATAGATGTCTCCGTCCTTGGTTACACCATACACAATCTCATCTCCTTTGAGATACTCTCTTACTCCCTCTGATGCCATGACATTGGAGAATGTCTCGGTGTCTGTAGACAACGTGACACTAGGGAAAGAGCGGTTCAAAAAGTCAAGTACGCTTACTGTATTTTCAACGCCCGCGATTGCACCTACAAATTCTGTGTTAGGCATACCTGCTTGAACAGGAATCACTTGAGTCAATCGGCTACGTTCACTACGGCTAGGTCTCCCTTGTTGTTCTTGAGCAATACCAAGCTGAACATTGTTTGCTACAGCAGGGAACAAATCAACCACGGATTGAGGTTGCTCCAACACACCAATAGTTCTACCTCTTGGCCCAACGGGATAGTTGGGGTGATTAGTTTCTAAAACCTCAGGATTCAAAACGTCCACTCCTTGAACCATAAATACCGAACGCTGAGGTACACCCTCTAGTTGTGGCTCTGTAATCAAGTCAGTAATCACACCTGCATTTAAAAGTTTTTTCTGCTCTTCAGTTGGATTCTCTCCAAGCAAAACTTTTATTACAGCCTTAGCTGTTTTAAAGGAGTAAGAAGGCTTTCGCTTTTTCTCACCAACTTCATTAGGCTGACCTGACATTACCAAATCAGTAATAACATTGACAGAGGTTATACCTTTTAGATTAGACAATGCTTCAGGTGTGAGTATTTGCTCAATGGTCGTGGGCTTAACCACGTCAACCATAGCAAGAACATCTTGAGCATCCTTTATGTAGGCAGCATACTGCTTCTGTGTAAGTTCTTTTACTCCTGACTTAATAGCGTCTTGCTTAATCTTAATCGACTCCTTGACCGCTCTTTTAAAAGCCGTTACTGCTTTCTTTCTGCGGGCTATTGGTAACGCTGAAATGTTGTCACCAAGAACTCTAACTACCGCTTCATTACTGAGGATAGAAGACTGACCCATCTTTACAATAGCCATAGGAACCAACCCATTATACTCAGGGTTAGCTTTCCACCAACGAGTAAAGAACTCTTTGTTGTCGTTGTATACTTTAGTCGCGTTATCAATTTGACCCTGTGCTTTATCACGAGTAACACTAGCCCATGCCATATCTTGATGACCCTCTACTCCTGTAAACCCAAGGCCGCCCTTTAGGTTATCAATGGTATTGCCTGTGGCAGGATTCGTTACATCTCCCGTACGCAATTGGTCGGAGATATTAAAAATCATAGGCACGCCCTCTACTACTTTCCATTCGATAGTAGGGAGAGGATTGTCAAGGCGAGAGTTCAACTCATCCATATCAATTGGTGTGGCGGTAGACTCAGTGTCTCGTGCACGACCTCGCTGTCTTAACTCATCGGCCCGTTGAGTAAGAGTCTTTCTTTGAGCAACGGTAAGAGTTTTACCTGCATCATTTTTGTTCAGCTTTAAACGAGAATCAATGTCGGACAACTCTTGATTCTGTTCGGCTTCCATTTGAGCACCCACCTCATTCATGGCTTCAAGAACAGCCACAGTCTCAGCGTCGGTTTCGTTTTGAGGTAACTCAAGAGACTCACCCTTCAATCTAAATTCAGGACGAGAGTTTGAACTCTCACTTTCTGTAATAGTCTCTACCTCAACCCCCGCCAAAGAAGCTATTCGTTGTAGCTGTTCTGCGGTGGCCTCAAACTTGCCTCCTTTCTGTGCAAACTTAGGCAACCCTTTGCCCATTGCGACGGAAATTGCTGCCTTTACTATCCTAGAGTCTTTACGTATTTCTTCAATAGCAGTTGATTCTTCTGTATCCAAAGCAGCTAATGCTGCGTCTTTCGCATCCGATGCTTTACGCCTTTTAATTTTTGCTCGTTGTTTTTTAAAGTCATTCTTTACTTCTTTTACTTCCCGCTCCGCTTTGTTAGACCTGAGAACAAGAGCGTCCTTATCTTGTTCAGCCACAGGTTGTTCAGCCACAGGTTGTTCAGCCACAGGCTGTTCAGCCACAGGCTGTTCAGCCACAGGCTCAAGACCCAATGATTGCTCTAGGTCGGCAGCTTCTAAATCAACAGCTTCTTGAGTGTCTTGGTCTAAGACTTCCTCGCTTGTCTCCTCGCTCGTCGTCTCCCCAACTTGGTCTTCGACTTCAACCTCTTCGGTAAATTCCCCGACGGGGTTTCGCTCTCCCACTGCTTCGCCATCTGTGGTTTGTTCTTGTACATCCACCGTCTCTGTGCTTCGCTCTTGAATGGCATCTTCTGTAGTTTCTGTTGTCTCTTGCGAAACAAATGGTTTTAGTTTCTCCTCGACTAGGAGAGAAGTTTCTTCGTCATTAATTACTTGACTGTCCTTTAAAATCTTGTTCGCTCTTCGAGGACTAAGGTTTTCGATGTAAGAAAGAAAATCATTCTTTGAGTACAAAGTGTTTCCAATTCTATAGCTTGGAACGGTACGTCTTCCAAGGCCATCTCTCCTGTTGATGTTGTCTAGATTGACAGGACTCTCCACGAGATTGTTGGTTCTACTAATAGCGGCCAACTCTTCGTTAATCGCTTTAATCTCTGTAGAAAAAATCTCGCGAGTATTAGTAGATGATTGAAGACCTGCTCGTACATCAAGCAGTTCCATTACCCTTGCTCGTTTCTTTTTTCCAATTCCAATTCTAGACGGAGCAGTAACCCCAAGAAGTTCATTGGCTTCACGACGTATCCCTACATTTTCTAAAATTTTCTGCGCTTGCTCAGGCGTAATCTTGCCTAGCTTTTTCATGTTGTTTGTCCACGTTTGAATCTGAGAGTCAGTGGCTCCATCTGCCGCCATTAATCTTACATCCATCATGTTCTGAGCGATACGTTGATTGTATCCTCCACGAGTAGACCGGTAAATGTTTACAGCGGCATTGCTTGATTGGTTTCCTACTGCACCACCAAACTCAGCCATGATTTCTTTGATTGAAATCTCGTCGCCTACATTTAATTGTGCAAGCAACTCACCTGTAGCTTCTGCGGTAGGGTCAACGATAGCACGCTCTGCGGCAAATGCTCCTATTTTTCGTGCTTTACTCGCAACAGCAACAGGTTTAAAAATTCTACCCGCCAATCCGCCCATGAAAATATCCATTACGGCAATGGGTATGCCACGCTTCAAACCTCTTTCGCGACCTCGCTCCCAAACCTCTGAGTCAGAGAATGCTCTTGCGGCATCCTGAGGGTCGTTCATATTGTATCCCTGCTCACGGCCCGCGTCAAGCACACCGTTAGTGTATTCCAATACAAGGTTGGTAGCTGCAAATCCTGTACGCAATCCCCATGTTGCCCCCGTGCCTGCACCTGCGGCAACTGTTACGGGATTAAATCCTGCTGCTCCATAAGCTGCACCAATACCTGCGCCTACACCAACAAAGGAAGGAATAATCTTAGCACCATAAGGAACTATCTGAGACAGTGATGATGCCGCCCATGTGAGCATTACTTCAAACGGGTCGCGAGCAATTGCGCTCCTTACCTCTCTATTGAATCCATCTTCAGCAGAATCAAAACGGGACATGGCACGCGATTGCCTTCCGTCTACTGAGTTCATCCACTCAGTCATACGTTCAGCCGCTAACCGTTGCTCAACCTCATCTTCCCCATAGATTCCCATAGCTAAGTAAAGCAACTCTTGTGCGGCCTTACCATTTTTGTATCCATCAGCAGTAGCTGTAGCCCACCCTTCTAGGTTATCTGTAAATTCTACACCTATGTCTTTGTTTGCCTTGGTATCGTAATACGTTAGGGCAGTCTCATATTTTAAAGCGGCTGCTGTTTTAGTAGCACGAACACTATTCTCCACCTTAATCATCTCATCTAGTCTGAGACGCTCGGCTGCAGACTTAGGCTCATAAGTAGTGAGTTGGTCTAGAGTAATACCAAACTCATTTAGTGCTTGGTTTGAAAGCCCTTGCTCTATGGCTCTCGCCTCGTAGTTCATGTTGGCTGCGGTCTGAGCAGATGCTTTATGCCGCTTCTCTAAGAAAACATCCAAGTCTTCTTGAGCCACTCGGAAATCATTTCCGTCAACTATCTTCCATAGTTCAGCCGCTTCATCATCTAATTTCTCGGCTATCTCTGCAGCATCTCCTCGAAGGCTTCCGTCTTCTCTAAAATACTCAGCGTATTGCTCCTGCTCTTGAGGAGACAAGTCCTGATACTGACCCACTCCTCCCCACCTATTGTCTTCTGAGATTTCGATTTGCTCTTCAAGAAAAATACGAGCGTCACGAGCGTTCATGTAGTTGTCGTAGGCATTACGGTCTGACAAGTAATCCCTTCCGTAGCCGTTGTAAAATTTCTGAGCCTCTATGTCAACGACATTGGTGGTCTTCCAAGAGCCTTTAGCAAAAGCCTCCGCCTCTTCTTCTGAAGTAAAATTAAATACCTCACCTCGACGTTCAGCTTCTCTGATAGCTTCATCGCCCTCAAGTTCTAGCCAATCACCTTGACGTGGACTTGACTTCTGTACGGTACTCCTAGGAAATAAAGTGGGTGCTACTTTGTATACCCCATCCTCTTCATAGGACATGAACTTTACCGTAGATGCGGTGCCGTCATCATTCCATCTTTCTGAATCGCGCATCTCTTGTGCACGCAAAGCCTTGCTGATTTGGTCTTCGTTAGGTGCTGCAATTTCAGGGTTAATGTGGGTACGCAAAAACGTCTGCAGTTCAGCAGACTCTGCCACATCGCTAGAGTTGAGGAAGTTGTCTAAAGAAATATCTAACGAGTGCATCCCGTCCGTAGTACGGACACGAACTTTATCTCCGATACCTGTTTCTTCAAACGTAAACCCTCGTCCTTTAAATAGACTTCTCAATTTAGGAACTACCTCTTCTTCTTCTAGTGAGATGAGTTCTTCATTTACTTGAGCAAGCATAGCCTTGGTAGATTCTTTACCAAGTTCAATGGCTCGTGCTGTATCAAGCTGAGCAGATTTCTCTTGTTTCCTTACAAGGTCTTGCTCAACAAGAGCCTTGTCCATCTCCGCTTGGTTTACCTCTTGTAGTTCTCTGTTCTCTTTATTGATGCCGCCCTGAGTGGGGCTATCAGGAGTAACTTGAATCGGTTGAGTCCGCGTACTTGAAGGCTCCATGACCTCAACCTCAACACTAACATCCTCTGTTGGGTTAGGTGCTTCGAATAAAT